AAGTTCCTAAATCTACAGCAGTTCCACCAGTAGCTGCAATAGTTTTAGTAACACCATTTATAGTTACACTATGAGTATGACTAGTAGAAGACTTACCATTAGCAATATTATCAACTTGACCTTTAGTATAATAATTTGCTAAACTTTGATGACTAGTCAAGAAAGTACTACCTTTAGTAAATGTAATAGTCTTTCCGCTCTTAGATACACTAGTAATAGCATTACCGCTTCCACTTGTTGTTATTGCATTTACATAACCATCGAGCGATTGGTGTGCGGTAAGATAATTTCCCTTTGGCTGATACAAGCTGGCAGCGTCAGTCTTAGTAAGGTAGCTCGCAAGGCTCTGATGCGAAGTCAAAAACGTTGTTCCCTTTGTCACGATGATAGTCGTTCCGCTCTTACTGATGGCTGTCACTGCGTTTCCACTACCGCTAACACTAACGTCCATAGCCGAGCCTCCTTCTAGGCTGGAGATACGAGAATCAAGAGCCTTGATGGAGTAGGCAGAGGCAATCTCACTCAGCGATTCTGATGTAAGCTTCAAGGCACTTGAATAACTCTTCACACTGCCGTTCAAGCCGCCACCACCGCCCGTGGTAGATGCTCCTGCTCCGTATGCCGTGATACCGCCTGTGGCATAGAAGTTAGCCGCTTCCTTTCCGGCAGCGTCCTTGGATAGTCGAAGGGCATTGTTGGCACTATCATACGATAGATAGATTCCACCAATTTTCAAGCTGCCTTCGGTTGTCACGTTACCCGATACGTCAAGATGAGTGAAAGGCTTCTGTGGGTCGATAGATAATACGTTTGCCAGCTTTGTTGTGTCGGTCGTTCCGCTCTTCCATACAGGAGCAAAGAGAGCGAGCTGTACACCAACATTATTCTTGTTGATAATGAAAGATGTCGGGTCTGCGTGCAAAATACCGTCTGCGTCCCACCAAAGGTTGCCGTTTGCGAAATAGCCAGTTCCGTCAAAGCGTAGGAGGGACTTGGCAGCAATTTTCTTCTCTTCCTCTGTTGTCGTGGAGGCTTGCTTGTCGATAGCCTTTCCACCTAACCAAAGGGCGATACCATTCTCCTTCGTGTCCGCTCCATTGATACCTGCGGTAACATTTCCCTTATCGTTACGTAAGGCTATCAATGTAGAGAGGATAAGACCACCCTTGACTACTGTGTCTCCATCAACAAGAGCAGCCTTGATGTATTCAAGACCTGCCATATTGGTGATGAGCTTAGTATTGAGACCATCAAACAGATTAGACGTGATATAGTTGTTCGCCACACCCAGCTTGTCGTAGAAAGCCTTATAAGCATTCGTGAAGTTGGTATACTTCTGAGCCGCAGCCGCCTTGATGGTAGCCTTTCCATTTGAATCAGAAGCGTTGTATCTGCTTACGATGTCAGAAAGATAGGTAATGAGTTCATTTTTTGCGCTATCGAGTGTAGCCTTAGCTGAAACCAAATCCGTTTTATAGGTCGTTTCTTTACCATCCTTATCCAACAAGAACTTAGAGCCAACAACATTATTATACGACTCAACGGCTGCATTATAATCGTCCTCCAAACGCTTGCTATCCTGGGCAATAGCCGCAATCTCCGAGCTATCCAAGTAGCCATCAGAGGTAAAAACATCGAAAGCCTTCTTATTGTTAGATACGGTCGTTCCGAGGGTAATCAAATTAGTTTGCGTGTTCTTAATCTCTGCTTGCGCCTTCTCAGCAGCTTTCTTTGCTTCCTCTGCCTTCGTGTCATCGGTATACTTGCTAGCCAATTTCCAATCTGAAATATTAAACTCTTCACCTTCTGCCTTGGCGGTGGAACACTTCAAGATTTCATTCTTGTAGGTACTGCCGTCAGAAGGATAAGTTGCGTTGACCCACATATCGTTCACATCGTATGGTGGAACTGGCTGAGAGCCGAAGATACGTCTCTTTGATTTTGCATCTTTGAGTGCTTGGCTTGAATCTTCGATTGCCTTGGTCAGTTCCGTGTCTGTGATGATAATCCACTTATAGGTAGAGCCATCCTTGGCAAAGCGGTATGCCTTGCCCGTCTTGTTGTCATAATACAAATCCCCGAGATGGTTTTTCATCATGTCCGTGTCCCATCCGCTAGCAGGTTCGGTCTTGAGTGTAGGAACGCCGTCATAGAACCAAGTCTCAATAGCTCCGTCTATCTGGTTTTGAAGGTCGGTAATCGTCTCCGATTTCTTGATAATGGTCTCAACGGCATTCTTATCCAAGCTCTTCTCGGTGATGTACTTATCCAAGGTCTTTCCATCGTAGGTGGACTTAATATCCAAGTCTCCCTTGATGGTTACTTTCTTCTTGTCGCTATCATACTTGACGTAGGAATCACCCTCGTAATTATTGGCACTAGTAGGTCTGTCTCCGAAGTACATATCTCCGTAGACGTGGAAGAAAGCCTTGTTATTCTGCTTATTCACACCATATTCCACATACTCCCTATTGGCAAAGGAATAGCTGTTGATGCCGTGATAGAGGCTGATGGATGGCGAATAGGTATCTACCGCCGAGAAGATAAGGCAGTTCTGACGTTCTACATCGGTTCTATTACCGCACTGATTGAGCACATCACCTTTAGCAGGTACGTCGCTTGCCGTAGCGCAATCGGTATCAGAGAGGTCGATATAATGATATTTCTTTCCTTCCAGCTCTACAGGGTCTTCATCACGACCGATTACCAATCGCCAATAGAAGTGATTGCCAGCCTTGTGATAAGTGCCCTTGCGAACATTGAATGATTCCGAGCGCACTTGGTCGTTAACCGCGAAGTCGTTATCTACCTCATCACCATCCTGCTCTGCTAAGAAATAGCAACGATAAGCCTTCTGTGACACATTATTATATGTCACAGTAACCTCTTCTACCTTATGAGCCACCACACCGCCAGCAGGAGAGATTATCTCCTTACCGCCAATGGTGGATGTTTTATTGATGACCAGCTCCTCGAAGATAGCCTTCATTCTTACCTCCAAGTAATCTGTGATAAGGTGCGAACGACCTTCTGTATCGGGAGTCCACGAGCCTCCACCGACAAGCAATCCTTGCAAGAACTTCTGCACCTTTTCCCAAGTGATAGTTCCTTTTGCGGTGTCATCTTTCAGTTTAGAGAGATACATTTTATCGGTTATACTAGCATTAAAGCTATTGATATTACTACCACCAACCATGCTAGATAGAGATTTAACAGTTTCTCCTTTTACTGCATCAATAATCTGCTTCGTATCACTCTTTGTAACTTCCAACGAATTAACAAGCTCAATCTCAACTTCTGCCAGCTCATCGTTATCAACCTTTACAGAGTAGTTGCTGACGAAAACTTCGTGACTAATAAGATTTCCATCGCTATCCGAATCGCCCTGTATTTGTATTGACAGCTTTGCATTCTCGTTTAGCTTACTTGCAAAGTCAGGATTTTCTTGCAAGAATATGCGAGAAAACTTAACAGAGTAGTTGAACTGGTCTGTATTGTTTTCGCTCATGTGCTTGATAAGAGCATCATCGAGTCGTTTCTCTGCTGCCGTTACAAGAACCTTTGGAGGTTTGATGCCTGTGATAACAAACAAATCTCCCTTTTGCGGTTTAAATCCAGCACTCGCGTTTGGCATTATGATACCTAGAGTTGATGTGTCCTTCTGAACCGCAATCCATAACTCTTTCTGAGTTGAATCTTGGTTTAGCTTATCTTCGTAAGCATCGCTAGCGTTAGCAAAGATGTAGTCATTCTTATCTGTGCGAACTGGTTTTAAGTTTCCATTTTCATCGACACTTACACAGTTGTAGCACTTCGAATTGTCAGCACTCGGTTGATTGTAAATCACAAATGAGCATGCAGGGCATCCGTTACTCTTGATGAGGTTTATCTTTGCAGGTTCACTAGCCAAAGCATGAGCAAACAAGTCAAAGCCAAAATCACCATTAAACTTATGCAACTTTATATAGAAATAGCTATGAATATATTTTCCGTCACTATCCTTTACATCACTATCAGCACTATCAAAAGCAATATCTGCAATCTCTCCGAATAGCTGTCCTTCTGCATTTACAATTCCTTTTATAGTTGGCTTTATATCACCAAAAGTAACAGTTCCTTGATGAGGATTTCCTTTCTTGTACAAGTTTACAAACTCGTAATATCCACTACCGCTTGGCAACTTGTGGGTGTTATTCAAAGCATAATAGAAACGCTCTGCACCTTTCGTGTTACGATATATAGAAGGCATAAGTACCGATGATGGTGCAATCCATTTTCGACCTGTTACAGACACTTGTACTGCATCATCCTCTGTTCCAGTATAGATTTTATCAAACCCATAAATACCTTCGTCATTTTTTCTGAAGTTATAGTCATACTCTACATATTTTGCAGATGCTATTCCGTTAACATAAATACCAGAATTGTCAAGAGGAATATAATTATCACCATTTTTCCAACTATATTCTGAATTTGTGTCAAGAGAAAAAACTACATCACCACTAAAAGAAACCTTCCATGCACTTGAACCATGAAATGTTCTTTTTCCGTCCATAGTGAACACTTTGCAGTTGTATGAAAATATTGCATCAATATCAATATAGAATGTTCCATCTTCTGCAAATTCAACACTACATGCATCACCCAAGTTAGAATCAGTACATACGTTTTTATAAAGGTCGTGATATGTTGTGTATATATTTATGGTTCTTGTTGCACTTGATAGGTTTGTTATATTCTCTTTTTTTTGAATATAGTCAAACAGCTCAAAATTAAACGAGATTTTAGAGAAATCTATAATCTGACCTTTCTTTACATTTATTTTTATACTAACCCAAAACCAACATTTAACCTTTGGATTTTGACTATTGTCAGCTTGCGTAAGATTCTCAGGAGAATAAGTATCTCTTACATATAATGTAGACACATCAACATTTCCTTCGTACTTTCCCTTCTTACTCTTAAAAAGAACAAGATTATCGTTATATTTTGAATATCTCAAATAATCCGATAACGTAACATCTACATGCTCACTTGCTATATTTTTTGCGTCAAATATAGCCTCACCGAACTCATCATCATTAGGATAGTAATATGGCAGGTTATCGGACGAACCGTAGCCAGTTATCATATCAACTATCTTATAGTTCGCATTCTCCTTAGATACAGAGATAAGAGCATCACTACTACCATATTTTATAGGTGTATCGGTTAAGTCGTGCTGCACCTTGCCGACATGGCAAACGTTGCCATCCCAGTAGTAATCAAGCTCAAAAGTTGTGTTGATAAGTTGTAAAACATCAGTCAAATATTGGTCTTCAAATGATACTTCCTTAACTTCATCTGCTCCATATCCTTCGTCAACAACAACGTAATATCCCTTGTATTCATCTGTAGGACGATACAATCCACAATATGCCATTGAGCTATTGACGCGAGCAACAAACTCGTGGATAGTTCCACCAAACGTGAACTTTGTCTGGTTTGAACGGTATCTGTCTTTATTCTGTGTATCAACATCATCAACGACAACATCAAAGAACAGAGTGTTATCAAGCAATTCTCTTCTAGATGTGAAAGTGATTTCGTTCTTCCACATTCTAGACGAATTATCCTTTGTAGAGTTTGGTGTATAGGACGCAAAGAATCTATCGCCATTGTACTCCACGAACTCTTCCTTCTTCCATTGCAAAGGCTCAGATGAATATATTGTAGCAGTAAGGGTAGGAGCACCACCCATACGCTTTGCATCGTAGGTATATGATGATACAATAGCAGGGTTAGCTTCCGATGGGAACAAACCGATAATTTCATTACCAGTGTTCTCATCGTAAGTCAACTTCTGTATGTATAATGATTCTGCCTTCATGTTTATTCTTTATTATTGTTTGTATTCTTTGTCCTTGCGGTAATCTCAGCTTGTTTTTCGGCACGTTCATCTGCCTCTTCTTGCTGAGTCTGCAATCTTACTTCCTCGTCAGGTGCAGAAACAGTATTCTTTTCAACACCAGTCTTAGTAGAAATCAAACCTGCACCGCTCAATGTACAAAGCATCTGATTCCATGCACTTTCATCGAATGGCTGCCATGGCTTAAATGATGTACTGATTCTCATCTGCTTAAACTCAGTAATTGCAGTAGGATTCTCACCGCTTGCAACCAACTGCTTTGCCAATCCCTCCTTGAACAGTCTTGAATGCTTGCTGGCGAAATTCTGCCACTCAATAGCTGCATTGTTAGCCTCCTCAATATCCAAAGAGCGTGTCATTTGAATTGCCAAACCGCTTATATCGCCACTAGACTTAATATCCTTCGGCAAGATAAATGTACATCCTGTAGCAATCTGCAACTGGTCGAGAATTGACTGCATGAACTCAATCATGTTCTGTGGAGAAGGTGGAGTCTTAAACTCTGCGCTACCATTTCCTTCAATGCTTGTATCATTCAAGATGATAGAACCAGCAATCTTCTTTGCGGTTTCATTGAGCTTACCCTTGATATAAAGGATTCCCCATCCGTGACGTTTCTGAATGACCGCAAACAGATTATAGATAATCTCGAATAGCTCGATAAGGTCTTGACCGTTATTCCAAGCAACATCACCACGCTTTGTAACAAGTGGACTCTCCGAGAATCCGTGTTCTTCCTTGCTTTCCAAGCACCATCCTTTCAGTACTTCGTTTGTATCAACGTTCTGAACGAATACATCTGTGAAATGATAATGATATGTCTTATCGTATGCATCAATGTGTCTTACATTATCCTCTGTACGATAATACACGCAATCAAGAAGCGGTTCTCCATTATCGTCTTTGTGTGTGATAATCTGATAGCCATCTTCATACGAGAATAGCCTACTTTTTACTTCGTTATCCTCATTCATGTAAACGAGTAAGCCAACATCACCATAACTCTGCTGAATACGTATAGCTTGCATTTCGATACCATCCTGATTTGTCTCTTTCCAATGCCACTTGAAATCGGCAAAGTTCTTTTTGAGCTTATCAGTCGGATTGCTGTCATGTAATATGTGGTTACGTTTATTACCACCTAAACATAGAGCTTTCTTGTCAACAATACGCTGTTGCATAGGAATGCCAAACTTCTTAAACTCAATCTCACAATAACTGCCATCATCAAGCTTGCAGCATATAGAAGGTAAGTTCGTATCAAACAATACCCTATGAGAATAAGGGTCTAACTCCTTCGCAAAACGCTCTTGGCTAACAACTATCTTGCTGATATTCGGAAGCTGTGCCTCTTTGCGGAAGTTTGTCTTAATATCAGAACCATCAGAAGAGTCATTGATGGTAATAGAGCGCGAACCCCTTAAAAACGGCTTTTTCAGAAGCAGTTTCTGAGGATTCTCCAAAAAAACATTAATTATATCTTGTCTCTTTCTACTCATCGTTATTGTCGTTTAATGATGGTTCAACATCGTTGCTATTTTGTGAATCGTTGTTCTCTTGTGGGTCAATCAATCCATAATGTCTGCAACAAGCTTTTTTTGAAGCCCAGTAGTTACATTCTCTGTTTGTATTAGGACAAACAATATCGTGTTTGCTTGGTACTACGATGATTCGCTTCTGCTTCTGTGACTCTTCCATTTCAAATTTGTCATTCAGCTTTACACGTATATCAGTCTGCATCTTCAATGCGTCCTTCGATTCAAGATTTCCGTCACTAAGAGCTTGGTCTATCTTGTCAAGCATTTTGAGAAGCTCGTTTTTGTTCTCTTCTTTGGTAATAGCGTTGTTATTAACATTGCCGATACCGAAAGGTTCTAGAACATCTAGCAGTTTCTTGAATCGTGGAGTTTCATAGAATTTCGCTGCATCCTTTTCGCTCTTACGATAAGCAAGACGATATGCTAAAGTCTTATCTTCCAATGCGTCACATAGGATAGCAAATGCAATGTCTTTCTCATCGCATTTATCCCAGTCAATCCGCACGGATTCAAGAATCATTTTTATATTTTCTTTTTTCAGCATATATTCTAAAATTAATAGTACAACGTATCATCATAAATACTCTGAGCATTAGGATTTTTTTCTTCAACTTCTTTCTCTGCAAGTCTGAATCCCTCCTGTAGCTCGCTACCATACTCCATATTCAAACATGGGTACATTCTCATTGCGCAAGGGTCAAGCAAGTCCATAGAACGGTCTTTTCCAAGATTTCTGTTCATTTCCTTCTTGCTCTGCAACTTCTTCTTTCCGCTCGGCATCTTGTCAAAGCGAACTACTGCGCATTCTTCCATGAACTCATTCTGCATTGAAACTCTGTATTTGAGGTTTTGATGCGTATAAACCGCATTTGCAACCTTATCAGAGAATGTAAGCTGTCCTCGCTTAATCATGTAGCTCAGTCGCAAGTAACATAGGTCTTTTATTGTCATAGCTGACAAGTAATAAACTCCCATTGCCTTTGCTGCTGATATGTAAGGGATAGCATCTGGTATATAGTCGTTGAAATACCTACCTGCCGTGGCATCATAGATAATATGGCTCTCTGCTACTCCCTCGTTAGCCGCAAACAGCCTAGCTCTTTCAGCATTGATTCGCGGTGTTGAATGCATAACGATTTCGTAATTGACAACGTGGAATCCATTCCACGACAACATCAGAGTATTATCCTTTCCGAAATCTGCCAAGTCGATTGTTATCCATTTGTCACCATTTACGGCTGGGTCTTTAACGAAACAATCTCTTGCCGCTTGGCTTGGAATCGGAATATCCTCTTCTTCTTCGGGGTCAACATTGAAGTTACCCTCCATAAGAGCTTGTGCCATTCTGCCGCCCGATGCCGCTACAGAACCTAAATAGCCAGAGTTGTTTTCAAGCATCTTCTTGTTTGAACCAAGTTTACCTTGATAGAAAACAAAACTCTTAATCATTACTTCATATCCAAAGTTGCCGCCAATGGTTTTAAGCTTTCTGTCTATATCTATCTTACATTTTTCATAGACTTCTCGCTTAGACATTCCCCAAACAACATCCTTAACAGTCGGTCCTGCACAATAGAAGTATCTGACTACACCATCACGCTCTGGGATGATAAAACCGTCTGAGCCAATGTACCAATCAAGAAATATTCTCGTCCAGTGGCTACGCTTCGGGTTAAGTGTTGCAAAGAACTTACCTGTAAACGTCTTGCTCTGACCTCTGTTTCGGGTCATAACGTATGAGAAAACTTCCCAAGTCATCTCCGTCAACTCGTCAATCGCAATCAAATCGTACTCCCATCCTTTCGCGCGCTCTCTCAACTTATCCATATTGGAATCGTCAAGATACGTCAAATCGACAAACGTTCCATTCGGAAATGTAACGCGCGGATTCTCGCTCTCTCTGATTTTCACATAATCAGCTCCGAATATCTGTTTAAACTTCTCTACGAATCCTCCACCTGCTTTTTGATTACCAAGTGAACGGCGTGAAATCATTGCACGAAAATCTGGGTCGGTCATTAACGGCTCTGCCATCGCAAGTACAAGACCATACGATTTGCCTCCTCCGAGATTTCCGCCACCAAAAACAACGTCAACGTTGCTACTTGCAAAGGACATTTGAAAGCCCTCTTGTGGTCTGATTTCTATATCTTTATTCGTGTTCATGCTGCAAAGATACCTAATTTATAATATATAATAGTGTGAAAATAATTCTATATTGGTTACGTAACAAATAGAGTTTCTAAAAATCTAAAAATCACCACATTATTTAATTATCTTTGCAGCAGAATTTTAAAAATTAGTAATATGAAGTTTACAAAACAACAACTTTTAGACACCCTAAAAGCAAAACTCACTGCAAACGGAAAACACCTTTCCATCAGTGAAAAGACAATCAAGAGTTTGAGTGATTCCCACTTTGACCTCTTAGTTGGTGAAGATACAGAGTTAGATGATTTGGTGAAGAAGATTTTGCCGCAGTATGTTTCCCTTAACGGCAACTACGAGAAGGACAATGCCGACTTCATCAAGAAATGGAACGATGAGCATCCCGACATTAAGCCAAATCCAAAGGACGATGGCAAAGAACCTTCGGCTGTAGAAAAGAAGCTTTTGGAACGCTTGGAAGCTCTAGAGAAGAAGGATGCAGAATACGAAGCATCTAAGCTTGTATCACAGAAACGTAGTGAACTTCTCGCAAAGTTCAAGGAGAAAGGTATCAACGATAGTAAGTGGATTGAAAAATACATGAACAAGTTGAACCTCACTAAGGACTCGGACATCGAGCAGGAATTTACGGATGCGGAAGAGTTTTACAATCTCTCTCATTCAAAGCCAAACAACAACACTCCAGGTAGTGCTGGCGGTGGTGACAATGACAAGGCTGACGATTTCTCTGATGTTGTGGGTATCGTGAACCCTGACGCAGGCGAATAACATTATTCATTCACTATTAAACAAATTTACAAATTATGGCAGCAGCAGATGATTTCTATTTGAAGCATGGATATGGCGGTCACTTTGGCGGTCGTACACTCATCCAAGCACATGGTAAGATTGGCGGTCATAGAAGCGTTTTCATTAACCTCGTAAGCGGCAACAAGGACGCATTCGTTTACCCTCCTTTTGGTGGTGTTATCACAAATCCGTTCAAGGGTCGCGCTAAGGCTTACGCAGGTGATTTTTGCGAGTATGACCCAGACACTTACGGCAAGAATGGCGGTCAGACCGTCAAGATTTTGAAGTATTACGAGTTGGCAAAGGATGTCACAGCAGAAGACTTGACAATCTATCTTGTTGATGATGGCTATCATCACATTCCTTTTATCGGTGATAACATTATGGTCGCTCCATCAACTCTTACTGGTACTGGTACTGGTCTTACAGTTACAGGCGTAACCAAAGGCACAGAAGGTGGTGCAAACGTATTTATCGTAACTCTCGGTACAGCTTTTGGCGCAACCGCAAAGAAGGGCGATATTCTCGTTGAGGCAGCAAAGGCAGGTGCGAAGACTACCGCAATGGTTACTAATCCTAACACTTACTTCGACAAAGACAACGACTTCTTCTATGACCCTAACTTGTCAACCAATGTTGAGGATGGCGAGGGTGCTCAGTACTCTTACACTCCAGCATTGATTAAGGATTCAAGAGTAATCTTGAACTTGGCAAAGTGCAACAAGCTTCCACCAGCCGTACTTGCGATGAACACAAGAACAGAGAACGGATGGTTCGGATTCTAACCGCTCCAATTCAATAGGATAACAATAGGATAACATATCATTAATTTAAGTATTCAGGATATGCAACAATTTGATTTTAACAATTCGAGATACGCCAAGTTGTTCTCTTCTAAGGATAACATCAACTTTCTGAGAACCTTCTTGAACACCAAGGGGTTGCTCTATACCAACTATGGCTGGTATCTCACACAAGGTCGTAGAGCTTCTATGCCTACACCTACAGACTACGATGGCGTGGCTTCATTCAGCATCAAGTCTCGCAAGGCAGAGGCAGCTCCTTTGATGCACCTTCGCGCTCCACTTGGTGATGCTCCAGAAATGGATAACGAGGGTTTGGAGATGTACACAGGTACAATTCCAGACTTCATCGGTTACAAGTGGTCTGAAAACGCAAGACAACGCGAGTACAAAGAGAAACTTTTTGAACAGTTCGGCAACGATGCAGACCTTATGGCTGCTTGGGTGCGCGATGTTGTTCAGGTAGGTAAGAACTCAGCAGAGGCAACACTCTCTAACCTGACAGCACAGATTATGACAACTGCAAAGATGAGTTGGAAGGGCAAGGGTGAAGGTTTGCAGCAGTTCTTGCAGAAGGTTGAGCCATTCCCAACAGAGAACCGCAAGAAGGCTGGCGCAAAGGCTTGGACTGACCCAGACTGCAACCTTATCTCACAGATGAGAAAGATTGAAGACGATTATCGCGATGAGCGTGGCGGTACTGAGATTTCTCTCGTATGGAAGATGACTCGCAAGATGTACCGTGATGTATTCTTGCAGAACAAGGAGGTTAAGGAGTGGTATATCAACTGGTGCAAGGCTCACGACCGCGCATATACTGCTAACATGCAGATTTTGGACGAGGACTTCAAGAAATCACTTTCCGACATGACAGGTCTTTCTCCTATCGAGATTGTCGTTGAGAAGGAGCGCAACAAGACTGTTACAACTGACACGTTCGTGCAAGGTTGGGATGATAAGATTGTTGTACTTTGCCCTACTGGTGATAGCGTTGAGTTCAAGTGGACTCCTATCTACGACCAGACACTTCAACAGAAGTATGGCGCAAAGAACATTGATGTTTCTTGGGCTTCAATCGCTGACGGACTCGTTACCGTAGGAAACTACGCAATGGATAACGGTCAGTTCCGCGAGTGGCAGACTAAGGTCATGATGTCGGCTTGCCCTGCACTTCTCGACTTTATGAACCACGTAATCATTGATACCTCAACAGTAGGTAATTAATGGTGGTTCACTCACAATATACAATAACATCTAATTCATTTATCTCTCAATGGCAGCATCGAAGTTTGACATATTGGACTATCTGAGCGGCATGACTAACTTTGTCTTCGACAAGTCAGCATTAAACAATGTCGCTTTGGATTGCGGCGTTTCTGATGTTGAGTCTTATTTGGACTTGACAGAAGAACAGAAAGACAGATGTAAGATTGCACTCTTGGAAAAGATTGTATTCGGTGTCTATCAGACAGCATCCACCACAAACCAACATGGCGCATATACTCTTACGGTAGGTGCTCAGACCATTACATCGGCTGCATTGCTGAGTATCAAATCAGAACTCAAAAGACTTTACAAGAAGTATGGAGAGGATGATAAACTTGATGCTCTCAATGAAACCGATGGAGAGGTTAAATGGATTGAAGAAACAGATTGGTAAGCTATGTACACTGACAGAAATTCTTTGGATGAATATGCCTATCATGGTATGTTCTACCGCTCGGAACAAAAGCCGAAAGAAGATGGTGACCTTATCGGAAACGATGGGGATATGTTAGGCGATACTGATACTAGTGCAGGTGAGTCAGAAACAGAAAATGTTGAAACTATCATTTTTGAAACTGATTGCGATATTCAGGAAACCAATAAGCTGTTTAATTCGGGCGTAGTTACGTTAGGATATACAATCTATTTTCCGATGCCCACGAAAGAGGGAGAAGATGGAAAAGATGAAGAATATATTCCTGAAGGTTTGAATGCTGGCATTCGTTTCCGTGGAAAAATGTACGGAATGGACGTTGACGGAATGGTTATTGGCGTTTATCCGACACAGATGCACGGATGTGTAGCTTACATCAAGGGTACTGATATTTAGTTTTTTCATCATAAGGTAAAATGTATTTAGGATAACAAGGTATGGCACAGAGGATTAATCGCAGATTGTCTCGAATTGAGAATTTCTTTTCGATGCTTCTTACTAAGGGAAAAATCTCAAACAACATATTTGTTGGAGAATTGCCACCTACAACTAGTAAGAACTGGGATGATTTTGTCAATGTGGACGTAGGTCAGCAAAGAGATTATGGCGGTTATTCTTCTGGCTATGCTAACATTTATCTCTATGCAAGACCAAAGGGAACTCCACTGAGAAAGAATGTAAAGTTACTTGACAAGATGGAAGGTATTCTTGACAAAATCATTGATGAATCAAGAGACGCAAACTATACAATTAGTGTATTATACAGAGATAGCGGATATGATTCAAACCGTCAGTTCCATTTTCAGATTATTTCTGTTTCGGTTATTGTACGTTAATTATTTCATTTATTTAGGATAACAATTTAAACTCATAACAATATGGCAACGAAAGTTACAAGTACAGGCGCAGGTGCAATCAAGCTCTCTAAGCCTTCACACATTATTGTTCGTCCGTTCAATGGCGATGCGGCTGGTGACGATTATTACGATTTGGACGATGTTGTTCGCGACACCACATCTATCTCTCAGGACGATAACGATACTACCGATATTGAGCGCGAGACTTCTGATACTCCTATAATGTCTATCGTGACAACTGGTAAGTATCAGTTTGCTGCCGAGGTTGCAGATACTCAAGCTCCTGTATTGACTGCATTGTGCGGCTTTACAAAGGGTACTGATGGTAAGATTTACGCTCCATCTGGTTACAAGCTGATGTATGCAGAGGTTGCTGTTGTCTTCGACAACGCAGATGGTACTACCCACACAGCATTGATTCTGCCTAAGTTGCAGCTCAATTCCAAGACAACCATTGAGTCTCTGAACTCTAACTTGGCAAAGGTTGCGTTGGCTGGCACAGGTCAGTTGGTTGAGGTTAAAGATGGCGGTGTAACTCGCAAGACACCATTCTACATTGACCCTGCATACACATTGCCAGTTGCTGGTGCATAGTGTAGATTCTTCAACAATTCTCGACTATATACAAGGGGCGGCGGCTTTAATGCTGTCCGCTCCTTTTTAAGTTTTATCATTTATGGCTGAAACATTATACAAAAAAGCATTAAAGCTTATTACGAAGGAATTAGACAAGGATGCAAAGAATGTGTTAAGAGAATGTATTCAAGAGATTACGTATACACATCGAACATACAACCTCTATGATTCTTACGGATATGGCATTTATGTCGAAGGCAAGCTTGAAAAGATAGGTTACTTATCATCCTCACCAAAAGCATCCAAAGGCAAGAGTTGGTATGGAGAAGAAATTAAAGGTCGTGAGGCGATAAACGAATATCTCAAAAACGATTATTCCCCTAGTGGAGTAATTGATTTGGCAGTTGTTGCGACTATGCCATACGCTAAGATATTGGAAGATGGCGGTGGAAATCTGAAACAATCTTACAGAGTCATTTCCATGTCGTTTCAAAAGCTACAAAACCTATCCAAGAAGTATAATGGAACAGTAAGTGTGATTAGAAAGTAATTCATATATATGGGAAAAGTATATAGAGCACAAAAAGACCCGAATAAGGCTAAGAAACAAGCTATAGAAGACGAGAATAAGGTGTTACCTAGTTCTCCTCTATCTGACGCAGCAATGGAACGTCTTGCGCAAATTATGAATGATTCTCCTACAATTGTAAAACTACAAGGTACAGAGTGGGAGATAAGAGCATTGAAGCCCGGCACTCAATGGATGATAGCAGAGGAGGCTTGCAAGATTGTCAAGGGCGAAAACTTATCAATGGGTGATGTTATCAAGGAGTTTGCTATCAACATTCCATCTGTGGCAAGAGTAATTACACTATCCTTGCTCAATGACAAGAAACGCATTGATTCTGAGGAATACCAACAAGTTTACGACCAGTTGCTTTGGGGAGACTATGACATCAAGGATTGGGCAACATTACTCGTTGAGATTCTCAATTTGCTAGATGTGGATTTTTTCTTCGCGAGTACCAATGTGATTCAGACCGTCCGCAATCAAGCTCTGATGAGGAAGAAACAAGCAGCCGAATTATCCCGTCACGAACAGAATACGGACAAATGATAGATTTCTTACGTGCCAACACATGGTGCTCGCAAGAAGAATATAAGTGGAGAATGACCGTTCCGCAGATTCGCCTTGCGTCTATGGATTTTACTCATATAGAGTATATATCGTCAGATAAAGGCAATAATCAGAAGAACGACAAATTAAAGAATGCAAAGGTAATCAATGGTGCAGAGGATTTACGAAATCTCAATGACCTTGGAATACCTATTTTATAAACTCTTAAACTTTTGAATTATGGCAGATTCATCATTAGGAGCAGCTCTAACCATTCCGCAAAGTGCGTTAGATGCTATAGAACAAGCAGACAAGAAATTGAAAGACATACAAGATACGGCTAAAAATACCGCGTCTAGCGTAACACAATCTTTCAAGGATATGTCTGTTGGCACGAAGCCATTCCTTAATTCTTTAGACCAAGTTATAGCAAAACTCGCAACAATCAATGCATCTGCTGCAAATGCAAGCAATGGCATCTCAAATGCAGGTGCGAGTGCAGGTAACATGAACAACAATATTACGTCAGCAGCACAGAATATTCAAAATATGGTAGCGCAGCTATCTAAGATGAATGGTTCTGGCACTAGTGGTATTATGCAAGCGGCACTTGCATTTCAGAGATTACAGGAATCGGCAAAGGGTGCTAGCGGTATGAATATTGCTGAGTTAAAGCAAGAAATTGGTTCTATTGAAAGTATGTTGCGAGATACAACACAAAATCTCACCAAGGCAGACCAAGATGCACTTATTAAGCGAAAGAAGGCATTACAGGATGAGTTGAGATACCAGCAGCAGATGTATAATGAACGTGCTGTTGCTTTTCAGAAGGCTCTCGATAAGATGGTGAGTGCGGAGCAATCATACAACAACAAACAGAGAAAAGCATACGCTGATAGGGCAAAAGACTATCAGACAAGAAACAATAAGACAAATACCACCTATCAAGGTGCGCTCGATTTCTCTGCTACTGCAAATACGCTCAACCGCCAAGTACGCGCTATAGAATATCTGAAAGAGGCTCGTATGAAGTTGTCTCAAACCGATGCTGATTATAAGCGAAAATTGGATATTCTCAATGCTGCCATTGAGCAACATAACAAAAACTTAAAAGAGGCTGGTGTTAATTCTCGCGCGTTGACAGAACAAACATCATATATGGCTGGATATATGTCACGTTGGGCACAGCGTATGGCATTTGCATTCTCAGTGGGTTCTATCAAGAATTTTGTCGAGCAGATTGCATCAGTCAGAGGTCAGTTTGAACTTTCAGAGCGTTCACTCGAAGCTATCTTGCAGAACAAACCAAAGGCAGACGAGATTTTCAACAAAACAGTAGAACTTGCCGTTAAATCACCTTTCCGTATCAAGGACTTGGTGGATTACACACGACAACTTTCCGCTTACCGAATTGAGTCTGATAAACTTTATGATACAACCAAGCGACTTGCCGATGTTTCAGCAGGTCTTGGCGTTGATATGGGAAGACTTATCCTTGCATACGGACAAGTCAAGGCTGCTGCATACCTTCGCGGTTCTGAGGTTCGTCAGTTTACCGAGGCTGGTATTAATATGTATGGCGAGCTGCAACAATACTTCAAGGAAGTTAAGGGAGAAGCGTACACGACCGCGCAGATTGTTGATATGATTTCCAAGCGTAAGGTCACATTTGAGGATGTCGAAGCGATATTCCAACGCATGACCGATAAGGGTGGAACATTCTACAATATGCAAGAGATTCAGGCTGAAACTCTCCAAGGTAAGATTTCCAACTTGAAGGATGCTTTCGATGTGATGCTTAATGATATTGGCAAGGCTAACGAAGGCACAATGAAGGGGATGGTAAGCTGGGGTACTTCTATGCTTGATAATTGGAAAGCACTTGCAGAAATAGGAAAAGCTCTTATACCTATTCTTATTGCTATAAAGGCTAACTCTATGTTTGCAAAGACTAGTCTCGGACAAGCTTTTTCGCAAGCATCTGGCACAGGTATCGTGAGATACAAGGCTCTTTTCGTAAATTCCTTAAATGGAATGAAAAAAGCTCTTAAAGATTTTGGCGGTCTTGTTAAAAGTTCATTATCAAGTATAGGTGTAGGTCTCGCTATTTACGCTGTAGCAGAAGTAATAACTACCGTTTACGATAAGATTTCCAAGTACAACGAAAATGTACGTAAGGCAGAAGAAGAAACCATAAAGGCAAAGGGCGCAATAGGTGCTTTAGCTGGAACGTACAACGACCTTGCAAATGCAGCCACAAATGCAAATGGCAAATTAGAAGGAAAGGATTTAGAAAAGAATGTCGAAGATAGACGTACAACGTTACAAAAGCTTATTGATGCAGCATCAAAAGACGGACTGACTTTCAAAATCAATGTAGATAGTCTCGATGTAAACCAACTTAATACTACTTTCAGTAAGGTTGAAAAAGAGTATAAAAATTTCGTTGATAACATGGAGATTCTCAGAAGAAACTATGCAAAGAATGATGCAAAGAATACTTGGTTTACTGATGGACTTGATGATGATGCAGACGATTACAAAGATGCTGTGATTGATGCTCTCGCAAAGTCTTCGCAAATGGAGAGAGTTGTAGCAAACATTAACGCAAACTATAAACAAGCCACTTCGACCACGAAGAAATACTTTGATGAGATACGTGCAGGTCAAAAGGATAACGAATCCAACATTGATTATATGACACGCATGTATGAGTTGATAAAGAAAATCAACATAACACAAGGCGGCAGCGACTATAAAATGCCATCTTTCATTGGTACTTCGCAAGCTGATTTCAATGACATTATCCGTGCGATGAACAGCGTACAAAATAAGGCGCAAGAATTGAACAGCGAGTTTGATAATGTTTTTGCAGGCATGAAGGATGCGTTCAAAAACGACCCAATAAAGATACAAGCATTTATTGATAAAATTGCGGCAGAGCGTGATTGGAATCAATACGAGAGAGACCTTGCTTATAGACACTTTGGTATCAATGTATATATTGATAAAGCCAATATGGAGAAGCAAGCATCTTGGGTTGATGATTATATTAATGATTTCTTTGCAAAGAAAAAGTATGGTATTAGCCTCGTTGTCAAAGAAATTGATGACGATAAGGCTTTTGAAGGCTTCCTTGGGAAAGGAGACCAAGCAGCAAAGGCTGCAAAATCTTGGAAAGAAGTTGAAAAGAGACTCGCCGCGGTTGGCAAAAACTCGCCTACAATAACAGTTGTTGATACTATCAGAAAGATATTCAAGGCTGGTGAAATTGGAGCAAACCAAATGGTAATTTCTGTAGCCAAGGTGAGAGCCAAGGTTAGGGAATTGAAGCAAGCCGCGACTCAGCAAGCGTTAGCTTTGGGTGTTAACCCTTTTGAGGGTGATGCTAAAAAAAATAGAATCAAGCAAGATAAGGCACAAAGAGACATCTTGCAAGAGCGTATTTCCCTGTTAAAGGATATGAACTCTAAATACAACGAGTTGATTAAGACGGAATCAAAAGAGACCGCATTATCTGCTACTCGTAAGTATTTTAAAGAGGCTGCGCAAAATGTAGGATGGAAAGCTTCTGATATTCTGCCAGACGATGCATCTGTGGCAAAACGCATTCGTGAGATTGGCTCTCAGTACAAGGAATTGACAAAGCGAGGTAACGCATTCCGCATTTCGGCAGACATTGATTTGAAAGTTTCTGAGAAGGAATACAACAAATTAAAGGATGATATATCTAGAAATGTCAATGATGCATTCTCTCAGATGGACTTGTACAAAAAACTGAAAGATGAGGGTATGTCTGATGAGCTTATTAAGTCTATGTTTGGAGACCTTACGAAGTCGTTTGATGAAGTACAGGAAGACATAAATAATGAGTTTAATAAGTATATCATCAAAGACTACGAAACTCATTATGGTAAGGATTTCACAAAATGGGGCGATAAGGTTATTCAGCAATACAACTCTGATTTGGAGAATACCGCCGAAGTCATAAGGAAAAAGTTCTCTGGAAGTGATGTCGAAAAAGAATATCTCAATCAGACACAAAAGCTCAATCAGAAAATCGAGCAAGACCAAGTTAATCAAGCACAAGAATTGATTAAGGCATACAAGCAGCAACTTTCCGACCAGTTACAGTTGGATAAGTGGTACATTGAGGAAAAGCAGAAAATCCAAAACAATGCGAATATTGCCAAGAATCCTGAGTTACAAAAGCAGTTGCAGGAGAATTTGACTGCCCAATACAAGAAAAAGACTGGCGAGAACACTTGGAAGAATTTCCAAGGCTCTGATATGTATGTTAAGATTTTCGAGAACCTCGACCATACATCCACCAAGGTACTCGACTATATGATACAGAGGCTACAATCCTTGCGTGAGGAAATGAAGAACCTCGACCCTACACAAGTCAAGGCTATCACGGAGCAGATTAGCAAATTGCAGGAAACTCGAAATTCAAGAAATCCTTTCAAGGCTTTCACAAGTGGACTGAAGGATTTGGTAAAGTACACTAAGGAATACAAGAAACTCGGTGGAGACAATGCTTTAATCTCCACAAGCGACAAGTACGACAAAGAAGAAAAGAATATAGAGAATCAAGGTAAGATTATCGCCAATTTGGATGCTGAATACAACAAGTCTATGTTGCTTAACGGATTGGACGACGAGAAGACCAAGACGTTGAAAACCAATCTTGATTTGTCGAAGAACCAACTCGACAATATGAAGAAGCAGCACAGTGAGACAAAAGGCACTCTTGATACACTTAACAATGTTCAAGGCGAGACCGACAATGCTAAGAATAAGTTTAGCAAGTCCGTAACAGATATTACCTCTATTGTTTCCTCTATGGCAACAGCATTCAATGGATTGTTTGAGGCTTTGGGCGGTTCAGATGAACAACTCGAAAACACTCTTAGTGTCGTTGACAATATCGGTCAAGCAATCGGTTCATACTATAGCGGAAACTATGCAGGTGTCGTATCGGGCGCAATGGGCGCGCTTACAGGCGTAGCTAAACTCTTTAGCAACGAAGGAAAGATTGATAAGGAAATTGCACGCCAAGAACGCGCTGTAAATTCCTTGCAACACGCTTACGAAAAGCTTAAAAAGAGTATGGACGATGCCTTTGATACCCAAAAGCTCTACGAATACAACCAAAAATCGGTCGATGCCCTTAAAAAGCAACAGAAGGCGTACCAAGCAATGATTAACGCAGAGCGCGGTCGCAAGAAACCTGATGAAGGTAAGATTCAAGAATGGGAACAGCAGATTGATGATTTGAACACAACAATCCAAGAATTAGGTGAGTCTATGACAGAAGCACTTGGCGGTTTCGGTTCTCAGTCTAACTATAAATCTGCTGCTGAAGCTTTCTCGGAAGCGTGGGTAGATGCTTTCAATGAGGGCAGTGATGCACTCGAAGCTCTCAACAATAAGTTTGATGAGTATTTCAATACGATGCTCACAAAGCAGTTGATGAATAGAGCTACATCAAAGTACATTCAGCCTATTCTTGAAGCATTCGACAAAGCGGTATCTGAGGGCAGCGAAGGTGGAAATAATGGTCTTGACGTTACCAAGAAAGAACTCGAAGGTATCAAGGAACTGAAAGACAAGAATCTTGCATTATTCAATGAGTATGCAAAGAACTTGATGGACGTTCTCAACGTCAAGCCTACTGGAAGTTCAAATATCTCTGCTTTGCAGCAAGGTATTCAGTCTGTAACGGAATCAACCGCACAGGCGTTGGAGTCGATACTCAACAGCCTACGATATTATGTAGCCACTCAGCAAGCAGATGTCCGCATCATCCGCGACACTCTGTTAGAAAAGCTCGGAAATAGTATCAGCGCGATAACGCAAGACACATCAAGCAGTCCTGTACTTATTGAGTTGAGATTACAGACAACAATACTTACTGATATTCGCGACACCTTGGCTAGCTGTGTAAAGGGCGGTCACAAGCAAGGAAGAAATTGTATCAAGGTATTTATGAATTAGTTTTCTGTGTTCTATATATAAAATTAGGGCAAGCTCGGTTTCACAACTGAACTTGCCCTTTCTAATCAACATAAATCTAACTAAACCTTAACTAATATAAAAAGTAAAATTACACTTTATGTCTGTGTACCGCCGTACACTCTGTAAATAAGAAAATAATATAAATATTCTTTTTCCCAACTTTGCTATTTAAATGAGCTGTAAGGCATTATTTCTGTTCATCCTTACAACTATTCCACTCTGACACATAAATCGTTCCTGTCGTTATATTTGCGTCATCGTAGCTAATGATTTTAACATCATTATCCTCTCCGTACTCTATGAGGTCACATTTTCCTTTGCATTCGATGCGAACTTCACTCTTTCCGCACACGTAAATGCGAGTAACCATATTCTCTGGAACTTCAATCTCCAAATCCTTGCAGTACGCGACAAGAATAATCGTAGAGCGCACCTTGATAACTCCATGAGCACCTATATACATTTCGCTAGTATATCCGTGCTCGTTACATTGATAGAATCCATTGGCAAACTCACCAAACTCTTTCAAAAGGTACTCTTTTGACAATCCCCATCCGAAAGCTATAGAATCAGCCATAAACTCAATTCCGTTTGAATCAAGAGCCATATTTACCAATTCTCGCTTACTCGCGGCAGAATCCCATTTCCCTTTATATTCTCCGCACAATCCCAATCTTAGGGCATTGCGCTTCAACGTCAACAATTCATTGCTATTCCCCATACCATTCTCTCAATCTATCGTTAATTAAAGTGTTCACATACGCATAGGTTTTGTCGTAACCGACAAGTTCGTGACACTTGCGGACACATCGCATAGCAGATTTCTCATTGATGTCCGCGCGCTGTGCAATAACGGCATAGGAAAAGCCATACCGATTGTGTAGAACGTCAAGAACAAAGTTCCTTGCTACCGCTCTCGCAAAAGGAATGTTAGTATTGCCGACATATAAATCATCAGCATTCACTCCTTCTTTATCCTCGGTACTCATAGCTGTGTTCACTTGTTCGCAAACCATCCGCTCTACCTTATCCATCGTATCATTACCTAAATATATCATAGCCGTTATATCTTATTTTTATCTTTATAAACGTAACCTACCGTATCACAAGGGTATTTATCATCTGGTGACAATACACCTGCATCTTCCATCTTTTGTCTGAAATCCACAGAAACCATAGGAACTAACTTGTGAAGCCTAGACCCATCTGCGGCAGCCCAAATCGGTTTTAGATACTGAACAGGATTCTTGACCTTTACACCATCCCATTTGATTCCGTTCTGAATGAATGGTATAAAGATACCGTCTCGTTTCACTCCGTTGGCATCACACATCCTTACAATTCTGTAATCTCGGAATAGTCCGTATTTCAGTTCTATATACCATTCATTATACATAAGCTATTCCTTTCCTTGATTAAGAGCCTCGGCTGCTTGCTCTGCCAATATTGCTTGCTGACCGTGCTCAAAGTTCTTCTTCAAGTCTTCCTCTGTCTCTTCGGAAACTGGAGTGTTCATTACAGTTTCCAACTCTTTCTGCATGCGACCGATGTAATCAAATTTTTCTTTTGCAAATTTTGCTGCATCATCTGCATCAGTGAACGCTGTAATCGGATGAGTAATGTTGGCTTCTGTGATGATAACAATACTATCAAGCATATCTTGATAAGTAACATCTGTCTCAGGGAAAATATCATTCTCTTTCCCCTTTACTTCTTTCTTCATCGCAACAAGATTTTCAAGCCACGCGAATGTTGTAGTGGTAAGCGCGTGTCCTTCCATATCAACACCGCCCCAACGCTTAAAACGTGCTTCAAATCCAATGTGTGTGTGGAAAATAGCACTATCCTTCAAAATTACGATGAAGAAATGCCCGAAGTCGGTAACACTTTCAACATCTTTTCTGTTGATTCCGTCAACAACTTTAAGCAAACCTGCATTGTTGTCAACAGTCTTCTTTTTTGCAATTCTAGCCATAACTATATATTTATTTTTGTTCTACAATCGTTTTGTACTCGAAATTTCTACATGAAGGATTTTCTTTCGATGTGTATCTCTTCTCCGTGGTATTATGGCAAACCCCATCCTTGAAGAAGAAACAATCCTTGCAAGTATATACCAGCGGAATAATGTCTCCGCAAGCATCATCGTCAGGATTTGTGTATGTATATAAGTCTTTGCCAATACAATATGGGAACTCTGAATCTTCATCGTTCAACAATACGCAATCCTTACAAGTGTATTTAGTCTGTGCCATGCTCCAATAATTTTATTTCGTCTTGGATATAAAACACCGCCTTACGCAAGTCCTCAATGCGCTTCTCGGTCTTTGTTTTGTTGCCATCCACCTTATCCTTGCGCAAGAGATACTTGATAGCGTTCCCTGTATTGAAGTCAAGATGTCTGCAAATATCCAAAGGCTCAACACCGCACAAATCCTTCAACCAAGCGTAATGGGATGGGTGAGATACTTGCTCCGTCTTTTTGTTTGCGGCTTCTCTTTCACCTTTCGTTACTATATCGAACTTTGTACCAAACATCATAATATCCTCCTCGCGAAAACGAGCGACATATTTGTAATCTGTGCTAACAGATGTACATATATAAACATCAGCATCCTTTCTCTCGACATTGAACAGAATAGGGGTTCTGCCACTCTGAATACCTATCGGGTCAAAATTGCATTTTAAGCAATCATTTTTTGTGATATAAAATCGCAACCCAACCTTAATATCTTCTTTCTCAATCATAAGCTATTCCTCCTTATCTTTTAGTTCAACGAAATTTCCAATGCCCAAACGAGCCTTGTTGATGCAAAACGCAATCCAACCCATCAAGTAGGCAGAAGGCTCGCCGCCGTGTTCCAAGTCAGTATATTTCTCGATGGCATGGCAGCAATAGTTCATCGACATAACCTGGCACGGAAACGATACAAGAACGCCGCGCCTTCTGTCGCTCTTTCTGACAGCATCGGAATACGTAACGCCGCCGTAATACGTAACGCCGCCGTAATCAATATCGGGAGCCTTGCATTTGTCAAAACAGGAATCTATCAGCTCTTTCAAGTCTTTTCCGATGTGTACCCAAAGTTTCAAATGGTGAATTCCGTTTTCGTATTCGTAATATCCTTTCTTCTTCATAATTCACGAATCAGTTTAGTTATACGTTTGTATTCCTTAAGAATTGGAGCATCGAACCATTTTGTTTCAACAATATATGTTCTATTCTGTTTTATAACTCCAACAAGTTGAGGATTACCCCATATTCCGTACAAATCTATACGATACGCTCCCTTGTCTGTAGCAACAAGATAATAAGTCTCTGTACTGATTCTGTCTTTACTCCCAGACGTTTCTACGATTTTGTCAACAGAGTACACCGTAATAGTGTCATACAACTCACGATTGTCTTCTTGAAATCTCAGATTTCTGCTACATGATGCCAATAGAGACACCACTGCAATTAATGCAACTAATAAAAACTTTTTCATATTCTCAACTATTTATGTTTTAAAATAACGCGGACTGCGCTTGTTATGTGTAGAGCTTGTGTTATTTGTAATGAGAGTACATCCCTAGAAGAATTTTGCTGGCTGGCATTCATCGATTAACTTGCGTGCTTCTTTAGCACACTCAGCCACGCATTTTTCGACTGCTTCTGTGATGTCTTGGATTTGCCTCTCACGCATATTGTCGTATTTATCGCAAGTATCGGCTATTATTTTGTAGAGAACACGATTTTGCAAAGCCTCCATATAATCTACATAATCCTTGCAAGTACTGCGTCGAGGTGCTTGCACCCAATCAAGAAAGTCCTTCTTCCAGTCTTTCCATGTTTTGATTTTTATTACTATCATTGCTATTTATATTTTTTATTTGTTGTTCTTGTGCCCTATATGATATTTGTTGCATATCCTACACCGATACACCGCCATACCTTGTGCCCGTAACTTCGGATTCTGATTCAGAAACTCCCAAGCATCATCCCCAGTCTCGTATGCGACCTTCGCCTTCCATGAATGAACCTTCTTAGTCCAATGTTCTGGGTCTGGTTTGAACGGCGGCACTTTATTAGGATTGTGATGGTTATTCCTCATAGCTCAATAATATTAATGCAACTATCATCAATCGCGATATAGCAACCAAGTGTCTCACGTCTGTAGCCACCGAAATCAATAAGAATTTCAGAATCATCACTTGCGCAAATGAACTCTTTGTTGGCAAGCAAATCATCCTTTGTGATGGCTTTCTTGACCTCACTAAAATAAATTCTGCCAACCATAGGTTCATTGATAATGCCACCGATTTTTACAACATCATCATCTGATGTTATATATATGATAGGTAAATCACCTTTTGCATTCTCAAAGAACACGTTATTCAAAAACTCTGATTTAGTCATAATCTGTTACTTTTTAGTTGATGATGGTTTGCGACCGCGTTTCTTTGTCGTGTCGCGCTTGCTAGCAGTGTAATCCAATGACGATTTCTTTGGTCTGCCTGGTTTTCGCTTTACAGGAACGGCTTCTTTATTCGGTAACTGCAACGTCTCACATTCCTCATCTTCGCCAAATTCGTTCTCGAACTCTCTTCCGTCACGCTTCTCTGAATCGGCATCATAGGCGCGCTTCCACTTGCGCTTGGCAACTTTTAACTGTTCTTTCTTGAACGCCTCTGATTCCTCATGAAGCTTATCATAGTCTATCTCAGGTGCATCAAACTCACCTTCAATACTGCATTCGGGAGTTTTCTCAACGTCCTTTGATTCCATTTCCTGATGAATGCGGTCTTCCTCTGAAATGTATGGCTCATCGTCAACTTTCTGCTTATGACTGGCATTATACTCGTCAATGAACTCTTTTATTTCCTTCTTAGAGCATCCATCTTTCCTCATTTCAGCTAACTCAAACTCGAACTTCTGACGTTCAATGTCCTCAAATCTCGTTCCATCCAAATCGCTTCCTTCATTGAGTACGTTGATTTTCTTGTTTTCCTCATCAGCTCTCATCTGTTTATCAATGGCAATCTCCAATAACGCGTGATTAACGTCCGATTCCGTCATTTCATCGACCTCATAAGCCATAGGGTCTTCGCCAAGCTCGTTTTTCAGAAAGTTCTTCTTTGCTTCGATGCATCCGCTCGGCAAAAACTGAGCCTCATCAAGATACATATAAGGATGAATGCTCTTGATAGACATGATAGGACTCGGTGTGCCGAAGTCTTGCAAAAGCTTCATGTATTTGTCCGCATTCTGCTGATAAATGCAGTAGCATTCCTCCAAATTGCGCTTCTGAACAAGCACAACAGCCATTATCCAGAATGGGTCTTTACCATCCGTGTAGCGTTTCGGCAATCCCTTCGTCTGCAACGATGCTGCTTCTAACGCCCTGTCAAGTGATTCTTCCTTTATTCGCATATATTCTCAACTTTTAAATGATTACAACCCCTCGGATGAACCATCGCTAATGGTATCGTCTTTCCTCAACTCCCATTCATCGGCAGTCATAATCTCCCAATGACCGCAAACGTCTTGCGCCAATACAGAACCGCGTTTCACCTGCTTATGAGCACCTGCCATATTGACGGCAGTAACGCTATAAAGCATATCGGTAACGTCAAAACCATCATCGACCGCATCGGTTGCTTTCTTGATGTCTGTAACGATAGGGCAGTCGAACAATGCCTTGATGTTTTCGCCCTTGACCTCAATTGATGTCTTGTATTTGTTCATAATTCGCATATATTTTAAAGCATCCACCGACCGTAGAAGGAACTCGAACCTTCTGTTTGCCTAGACTTGTATCTAAGAGACACGTCCTACCGCCTAGTGGATGCTGTTGTTTCTATTTTCCGCCATTCTTCAACCAATCTTCAATCGTGGTACTGTCACCATCAAACGACTGACCGAAGACGTTTACCAACTTGACAGAACAGAGCAGATACGGAATGTTCTTGATGTTGTCCGTTGATGGCTCTGTAGCATCCTGTACCAAGAACAACGCTTTCTTCTGTCTGTAATCGTCATACCACAAGATAAGCGCACCCTCCAAGTAAGCATACAGACTATCCCATGCTTTCTCGGCAGCTTTTATCTGCTCAGTAACGGAAAGCTCGGTTGTTCCGTCAACATCATACCCGAACACGCAGACTGACAACGTAGCGTTGGTGCTCTCATGTCTAGCATTCGGGTCAACGAACACTCTCAACGCGTCATTCTCAGGATAGCTCTCGGTATATACACCCTTCTGCTTTCCCTTGGAGTTCAATCCATCCAATGACTTGTAGCGGACAGAACCGCCGCCAAAATCATCCTCCAGACTCTTACGCAATCCGTCTGCCTTCCAAGCTCCCTGCTCGGACTTCAAGTAACGCTGTATGTAGAATTTCTTTTCTGCCATATTCCAAAGTCGGTAATTCGTAAATCAAACATTTATGCTGCAAATATACGCCAAAAAATCAAGCCAAAAACGAACTTTACATAGTTTAACAAATTGCAAATTTGTACCATTTTCCCCATATCCCCAATTAAATATATGTTATCCACATAAATCAGATTTTTCATATTGAAAATTTAACATTTGAACTATTTCCCATATAATAATAACACGTAAATAAGTAATTGTACCCTCGCGCGCAGCCGTAATGGGGGATGTCAACCCCCTGTATATAGTAAACTATATACTCATCCCCCAAGAAGAAGGCTTCGCATCAACCCCATATCAATATCACACAAAACTGCAATCCGTATATATCAAAAAAAGAACCTTAAATCAGAGAAGAACCTTACTTTTCCGCAAAAACGAAAATAACTCGAAAATTGTATTCTAAGACGTTCAAAATACGATGGCGATAAACTTACCGCAAAGCTGCGCTCCATAACGCACGAAAATAAGCGAAAATGAATATCTCGAAAACTTATGTAAAATCAAAAGTAGATATGATGTTTTGGAAAATGCTCAAAATTCGGTAGAAAAGCGGAATTTGAAAAATCAGAGTATTTTACAAAAAATAAAAAATAAAAAAATAAAAAAATTTCGGAAGAGAGCTGACCCACCCTGCGAGTGCCAAAAACGGGGGTGTGGGGGTGTGGTTTGCCCTATATAGGTGTAAAACACTGAAAATCAATACTTTATTTGCGACAAAAACGGACGTTTTCGGGCAAAAATACCCCAAAAATAGGCTTTTTCGTTTCTGTTTTCGTTTTCTGTAAATTATCCAAAATAAGAGAAAAAGCAAAGAAACAAAAAGTAAAAAGATAGAACGTTTCTGCAAAGGTGCTGAGAAAACTCTAAATTTCCAAAAAGTTTTCAGTTTAGAATTAATCTAAATAAGAAACGAAAACAGAAAGCGAGTACAAACAGAGTGAAAAACCAAACATCAAACTTTATTTAGAAATAATCTAGATAACTGAAAGCGTATCAAATAAGCGGCTGCAAACGTACCAAAAACGCAAGATAGTACAAACATACATCTAAGACGGAAAACGGCTGCAAACATCAAATAAAAGCGTTTTAGATGTTTTCCCTATATATAAGGTACGCGCGCACACTACCATATAAGAAAACGGCTGCAAAGGTGATTTTATGAGGGTGCAAAGGTGCAAAGATAGAGAAAATATATAAAAGCAACCAATAACTCCTATTTAACTTATCATTTTGCAAAGCGGAGATTGCAATACGTGTAAATAATTAAGAAAATGCAGTTATTTTCAAGAAAAAAGCGAGAAAAAGCGTAATTTTTTGCCTAAAAGTTTTGCAGATACAGAAAAAAGCCGTATCTTTGCATCGCATTTAAGAAATAAGGATGCTTACTTAAGACATAGGAATCCATTATATAACAATGCTTCGTTCTTTAATTTACTTACATGTTAGCGTGATAATGAAATGCTTACTATTTGCAGCCGTGACTCTGTTTATAACAGATAGCGCAAACGTAAGATAGGCATTATCTTAATATCGTTATCAGAAATCTAACAAATGTTAGTGTAACAATACGATATAGTAGTATTAAGCGGTTTACTAGTTTGCCATCAATAAAGAAACTAGTAGTAATAATTATAACGGTTTTCCCTTTATAAAGAATGTAGCTGCAAAGTACATTATATATATTCAGCGTTGAAACATCTTAAAGTGAGTAAGGAAAAGTTAGAGTACAGAAATAAATTAGATGATAAATGAAAACCAAAAGAATATATACCCATACTGGATGCAGGCGAAAACATCGGCTTTTCTGCAAGTTCGAGTCTTGCAAAGGGAACAAGTAACTTAAAAATAAAGCAATATGAAAAAGTTATCCAAAAAGCAAACATTATCTTATTTAGCACTTCAAAAGGTAGCTAGATTACAGGAGTTATTAAAACTTACTCAGAATGCAGAGGTCGTAACATCATGCGACAATTACACCCCTGAGGCTTACACACAAAATAGTAAGTTTATAGACTATGCCCAAAAAGAAATTTATTCTTTACTTGAGGGTATCAAAAGAGATGTAGAGTGTATTTAAACAAAAAACCCACTACCTTAAAAAAGTAGTGGGCGAATCAAATTAAATCGAAAAATCGAAATAACTTGCTTACTTAAGACGGTTGCAAAGTTATTAGTTTTTTCCGAATTGGCAAAATTAATTAGTAACTTTTAATAAATTAGAGTATGGAAAAGTATGATTATTTATCAGCAGTAGAGAGTGATGTCCGTGAGTATATTGAGAATAATGTGAATTTTCACGATTATTCGGACTTAGACGAAATGAAAGAAGACTTAAACGAAAAGTTATTCGTTGATGATTCGGTAACTGGTAATGCTAGCGGCTCGTACACCTTTAACGCTTGGAAGGCTGAGGAATATCTTTGCCACAATTTAGATTTGTTGGCTGAGGCTAATGAGGCATTCGGCGGTAGTTCGGACATTCTTTCTGACGGTGCGGAAACGTGCGACGTTACTATTAGATGCTACCTTTTGGGGCAGGCTATCGAAAATGTTGCACCCGATATGTGGCAGGATTGGGAAGACTCGCAAGAAGAGAGCGAAGAAGAAGAGAATGAAGACTAAGTACTAACAATAACCTTTGCACTCGCTTATGTGGGTGCAAAGGTACAAATAATATAAGGATATGAACACAAATACAAAATGGATAAGTACGAATTATCGTAATATAATGTTTTTTAATGATGTATTCACTTTTGAGGTTGAGGCTAAAAAAGCAAATATTAGTTTAGGCAGTTTGCTTGAAAAGCATACAAAAATGGTAGAAAAAGGCTTTATAGACTCTTTCTATGTGCTTGAAAATTCTAGTAATATGGTAGTATTGAAAGTTTCTGCAAAGGTTGATAGACTAACATATTTAAATACTACATCATTAAATCTGGAAATTGGTAACATTAAAGATTAATTTGGATATGGATATAACAATACCTTTCGTTTTTAGCATTATTAGTTACGTGCTGGGGATTATTGTCGGGCGCAATTGGAACAGATACGTAAAAGAGTAAATAACCTTTTAAAACGCAAAGAAAATGAGAAAGATAGAGCAAAGAATGGTTAACGCTATAAATAATAAAGTTAACTACAGAGAAAGTAATACAGAAGTAATTGTTAAGGGTGCAAATGTATTTGTACGCTTGTATGATACATATATATATGCAAAAGTACGTGGCAAGGTGTATTTTTCCGATGGTGGTTTTAATACGGCTACAACTAGCAGCCGTTTGCGTGCGCTTGGTGCAGACTACAGCACAAATAACAAATTGTGTGGCTGCAAACTTACTAGCCAAAAGGAAATGCTTAATTTGCGTTATTACGGCAAAAAGACAATATCATAAAACATATTGGATAGGTGCAAAGATAGCCGGTATCTCTAGACTGTTCGATTCAGTTTGCACCACAAAATAAGTAACATTAAATAATTAGCAATATGAAAAATTTAAAGAAATTAGCTATAATACTTCGTGCTTTGGGTATTACTGCAAAGGTAGAAAGCGAGCCTATTTATTTTGGTAGCGAGTTAATTAGTGACAATATATTTTGCTTTTGCAAAAAAGGTAATGTGTGCTTTGATGTTTGGCACGAAGAAACAAATGAATTTGAACTGCATTTACCTATAAAAATACTTTGGTATATGATACTTTATATTTGGATAGTCTATTACAAGTTGTTAGCGAAATAACTAGTACTATCTCCAAATTTGAGGGGTAAATAATGATGTTTGCGCCCTTATATTTGGTTATTGATACAACTTACCAACTAGCCAAATATAAGGCTATATAAAGTAAATAAACGGCTAAAAATAGAAAGATATGAATAAGATAGCTTTGAAGAAATTTGTTATTATAAGATATTTGGATAGTTGCCACAAATACCCTTATGGATATGGAAAATATACAGAGAGTGTTGGAGATTTTCGACTAACATCTTTAATAAGTGATATTATAGACTACCATCATCCGCACAAAGATAGCATTTACAGGGATGAGGCAAAACGGATATTAAAGTATATAGACACAAAAAACAAAAAGTATTTGGATGGTGCTTTTACATCATATTACAAAAAGAAATTAATTGAATATATTGCTTAAAAGTTACTATAGCCGTGAGTAGTTAGAGACTACCTCCAAAAGCGAGATTTGGCACGGCACTAATTAAAGATAGGAGAAAAGAAAATGAAAAAGTATATTGTAACTTTGGCAAATATGCCACAGAATCAAATAACCTGCATTAATAACCATATTGCAGTAGGTAGTCTTTTTGAAGTTGGCGAGAGTATTACAGATAATACCCTTCACTCTGGAAAGAATATTGTAGATGATAAGCGAGTTATTGATACATTGGTATTGTACAAGCAACATCATCAAATCGGGAATGATTGTATATCAATCTTAGAGCCGTTAAATGTGTAACTTTTAAACAATTGTATATATGAGAAAGATTCAAGTAAAAATAAGTAGACCTATCGGTCAATACAAATGTGTCGAAAGTTGGGGTAATACGTATTGGGTGGATGACTACACCTCACAGCAGGGCGAATTAATCCAATTTTACAAAGGTGGATATACTTTGTTTTGTTTGGGTAAAAATGATTTTAGATACATCAATTAATCTATAGAGATATGAACGATAAAGAAATGAATTTGGCTATCTTAAACAAGTTGTATGAGATAGCCTTTGCAGTATGGGAGAAAATGGCAAAGGTAGCCGATTACGGCTCATATACTGCAAGCGAGATTGCTAATATGTTAAATAAGGAGTTCAATTTTAGCAATGAGCAAAATGAAGACGAAAAGGTAACTGTTAGTGTTGGTACATATACATGCAGTTTTCCTTTGAAGAATATCTTTTATTTTGTTTCAGTCTTTGAAAAGCTAGCGAGTGTTGGCAGAAATGCAAAACAATTTGTATTTGAAGAATCGGGCGAATTATTGGGAAAGGCTACCTTTGAAGTAAGCAAAGGAATGAGCGAGCTTTGCAAATTTATTACCGATGATGAGTTGCGCCCTGTTATGAACTATATCATATTGGATGCAGCTAACAATTGTTTGGTTGCAAGCGATGGGCACAAATTACTTTCTTTTCCTACAAAGGTATTGGAACATTCGGGAGATTTATCAAACTTCTATATCAGCCCAAAGAAATTTGCTTTGATGTGCAAGAAAATGAAGAAAGGAGAAATCTATAATGTTACAGCCACAAAGGAAAGTGTAAATGGTAAGGAATGCAACAAATTAGAGTTTGAGGGTATTACTTCTAATATCGGCTACATTGGCAGATACCCAAATTGGAAGAGTGTTTTTCCAAAGGTATCAAATGAACTCGCTTTGCACTTTGATAAAAACGCTTGGAATGAGATAAAGAAATTCTGTAAGGTTGCAAAGAAAGATGGTGCAAATACTATTAGTTTGCACGGCTTATCTGGAGAAAGTAAGATTACCTTATCTTATGATGATTGCAAGCGTGAATTGGCTATCGAAAACAAATTGCAGCATACCATTGATGATGTATCATTTATGATTAAGTCTATTGTTGCTTTCGATAGTGTTGATACCTTATATCTCGGTATGTCTTCTTCTCATGCAGCAGTTGCAACAAATAGTCTTGGTAACATCTATTTGCTTATGCCAGCCGTATATGAGGATAGAGGCTATTCAGTAGATACTAGATACGTACCATTTGATATAGACGTATTGGAAGAGCGTGCAAATGAGCGCACAAATGAGCCTTCAGAAGACGTTATCCCTGCAAAGGTGGATAATGTTACAACTGAGGAAAAAGAGTGCGCTACAGAGGATAAAACAGAGCAAACGAATAAACCTGCAAAGGTAGTATCATTGGATAAGCCTAGCAATAAGTTTAGCTTTGATGCTATCGGTGTAAATGTAGGCGATAAATTAACCTTCATTGATGGCACAGAGGTTATTGCAGCAGGAAACAATAAGATTATATTCTGTGGAGAACTGTTTACATTGTCGGGATTCTGCAAAGAGTTTATGCCCGATGAAAAGCGAACAAAGAGTAATTCCTATCGTGGATGCGCTTTCTTCTTTAAGGATGGTGTAAAATTGGAAAAGCTATTTAAGGAGCAGCAAAAGAAATCATTGGTATCAAGCAAGGAAGAGATTACAGTATCTGATGATACATTGGATAGCGTGCCAAACGAGCATCAAGCGAGCGAGAAATGCACCGAGCGGACAATTACACCATTGGCAAATGAAAACGTCTCAGAGCGCAAAGAAACGGCATCAACCGCAAAGGTTGTGGCTATCTCTATCGGTGTTCCTGTATGCTTGGATATTCCACCGAACAATATGCGGTTGGATATTGCAGCAAACAAGCCGTTAAATGCGGCTGTAGGCGATTGCTTATGTGGTGTTGGTAAAGTAGTACATACGCTACCTTTGCCACCTCCACGGAGCAAAGGAATGAGTGAAATAACAAAAATAAATCAATTAATAAAGAAACAGAAATGGAAAAAGAATGTACAAAGAAGATTTTAGATAGGTGTGTTGCAAATAACAGCTTACTACCTCCACTATGGAAAGATAAAAACGGAGACCGTCTGTATCACTCGAATTATTACGACTTTGTAGTGTTGCATGATGGTACTCTATATGTAATGAATACAACAAGTTCTTTTACAATAAAGACACTTGGAGAACTGAGAGACAAAGCAAAATATATAGGATTAAATCCAGAGTGTTGTTATTAATAAAGAAACAGAAATGGAAAAGAATATTTGTTTATCTTGCAGATTTGCATTCAGAAATGGCAAATGCAATCGACTTGTAGTATCTAGTATGGGCATGAATGACCGCCTTGGCAGTTACTATAAGAAAGATAATAAATGCCCTTATCATGAGGAAGGAAACGATTGCAGAGATAGAGATTATAAGCCTATTAATTTTTATAATTCATAATATGGAGACATCATTATTCTTACATAAACTGAAAGATAAATATCAGCACAGCGAACATTTTATCTTGATACCTGATTGGCATGGGGTGTTTCCTTCTAAAGTTTGCCGATTGGATAGTTGGAGTGATTATCTTATGGACTTTAGAACGCATACAGGCAATACTAGTTTTGCGTCTATGTGCCATAATAAGAAAGAACAAGAAGAGTTTGATAAATTGACTAAATGTTATAAGACAATATGAAACAGACTTCATTACCAGAGGTTATTTACTTAGATGTTGATAACCTTACTACAGAGAATAATAATGCTGCATTGGTAGCGAGTATTGAAGAACCGATTAATATTATCGGTGTAATTTAATAACAGAAAGGGTAAAGTTATGAACGAATTGGAAAAGTTAATGATAGCAGAATCAAAGAAGAATGCTATTGATGATGAGTTGATTAAAGATGAGCAGCAATCTGAAAATGATAAAGCTGACAATTGGCAACAGGAAACGATGGATAAATTACGTTTCTTGGAAAACTATAAATGCCGACTTGAAGAAAAACGTTCACGTGGCGCATTTTTCATCCATACAAATGGTCACGGAATAATTGAGGTTGCATTGAATTGGGAGTATGATAGAAGTATCAATAAGCGCAAAAGCGTTACTAGATACCATACAGATATGCCGCTCAAAATCAATTGGAACTATTCTATGTGTGGTGGTGATAAGTCTGAGTTAAGTCTAGAAGACTTCGTAAAAGCATTGGTAAGACGTGGAATTATTAAAGTAGAAGGTTAATAAAAGCTATTATGAGAAAGAATAAGACTTACGAGCAGCAGAAGAAGTTCTATGATGGTGCAAATGCTTACGAGAGCCTAGGAGAAATGTTTATTTACTGGTTTGATTGCGGAAACTTACCAGCCGCCACAATACAGAATGCATATAGAGAATGCACAAAGGAATGTAAGGAATACATTATGGAAGACCTCTTCCACCTTTGCGACAAGAAACAATTCTATCAGTTCGTTAAAATCTTCAACTTCGGTAAGAAGTAATATGTAGCGGTCAGAAAACAAAACTCACAAATATAACAATTAAAAGTAATACGACTATGGATATTAAGACTATCAAAGACATCTTAGATGATGCAAAGGAGTGCGGTTGCATTGCAGGTATTTCACTCTCTAATGGGCAGCTAACTCATGCAAACTTTAGTAAATCAAAGTTGTTTGATTTTACTGCCGATGTTCTTTATAACGAAAAAAAGCATTTGATAACTATACTTTCCGAGAACGGAAACAGAGATTACATTGATAGTGATACTATCATGCGTATCTTTGTGAGAGAAGGTGTTTAACAATTAATTATAGGAGATAAGAATATGAATACAGGTTATGTAAAAGCGGTATTGGGTGATGCCAAAGACCATGGTTTCAGAGGAACTATCAATTTGGTTGGTGGTACGAAGATAGGTTTTGATTTCGGTAATGATGATACCTTCTTCCACTGCAACGCAAAGGATAGAACACTTACGATTGGATGCAGCAGTACAGTTGTACTCACACACAAATACATTGATTGTGGCTCTATTCAGTACATTGAAACAATTGAACGTACAAACTAATTATAGGAGATTATATCATGTGGACTACAGAGATTGAAGATTGCTTATCTCAGCTTACAAAAGAAGAGGAGCGAGTATTGAAGAGAACTATCCTCAAAGGTGTTTTTGGTAGTGATAGTTGTAGTTTCAGAAACATTCTTGGCGATATTTCAAAGGAAGAAACTAGATGCTGGGTGTATCTGACTAACTATAGAAATCCATCTACTAGACGTTTCTACCTCAAGAAGACTGAGGAGATATTTAAGTCTATCCGTGCAAAGTTATGCCCAATAGACGATTATGGTCGTTTCTTTGTTTATCAGAAGGAATGGTGGGGAGAAAACACAAGCGACATTATCCGTGTTCCCGAAGATATTCATATAGCATTGGAACAGTGGGCAGACGATGGTATTGACAAGGCGGCTCATTGCCCTATTAATGAAAAAGACCTTGGCATTGACGAGTTGTTAGAAGATTTGTTCAATGATGGACATTATTCTTGGAATAAAGATAATACAGAAAAGGTTGGATTTGTCGGCAACGAGCCAATATTGGTACGACAGGAAACCGATAACAAATTGTTGGTTAGATTCCTTGGCGATGCTTGGTGTCCTGATGTTGTTGAGGAATGGGTGAAGAGAATTGAACATGATAAGAACAATGATGTAGATTACGTAATTGATACTTATATGTTTGGAGTGATTGAGAATGACCAAGAGCGTAAAAGTAGAGATTTTCATGTATCATTCTGTTATCGTGGATAATAAATAGCAGAAAGTAACGTTTATAGTAATAAGAGATAGGATAGGAGATAGGAGAAATGAAGACAACAGAAATCAAGAATGAAGGTGGCGCATCTGTAAAATACGACATCGTGAACATCGGCTGTAAGGATTGCCCTTACTGCATGATGGCAGAAGGTCACTACCTTTGCCGTTCTGACAAAAGCTGCAACGCAAAGGCAAACATGACCGATGATGATGAGCCAAAGCAGAAAGTAATAATATACAGTCGTGTCTCTACTGAAAAGCAGACATTGGAGCAGCAAGAAAGAACAATCAACGAATGGTTGAATTGTCACAATCTGAAAGCTACTCACGAAGTGAAGGAGGAAGGAGTATCTGGTAAGGTATCTTATAAGGATAGAAACCTTGGTAAGGTAGTGTTGCCGATGCTTGATAAGGGTGATATACTTATTGTGTCAGAGGTCAGCCGTATCGGTCGTTCTATGAGCGACATCAACAAGTTTGTGAATGACGAACTGAAACCACGTGGCGTGCGCTTGGTAATTGTGCAGATGGGCATTGACCTTGATTGCAGCCATCTGAAAGCGATTGACGAAATGTTGTTGTTCGCTTTTTCATTCTCGGCACAGATGGAGCGTGAACTCATTCAAGAGCGAACACAGAGCGCATTGGAAGTACGCAAGCAGAAGTTGGCACAAGACGGAGAGTTTATATCAAAGTCAGGTAAGGTCGTTAAGAAGTTGGGCAGACCTAGAAAATGCGATTTATCAAATGCACAGAAGGCTGCATCGGAAAAGCGCAAGAAAGAGGCTGCTGAGAAACCTTGCAACAAGGCTATATGGAATGTGGTTAAGAAGTGTACCAATGACTTCACTGAATTGACTACACCTAACTTTGCGGATGCAGCTATGATGTTGCAGCAGATGGGTGTTTATTCATCCACTGGCAAGGTATTAACCAAAGAACTAGTAAGAAGTGCGTATTACAATCTACGCTCAGTCTATGGCAGTCAGGGTTATTTCAGACGTGGTTCTGCCAACTATCGTGTAATGCGAGAAAAAGGTATGACTGATGAGGAGATTCAGCAGTATTACAAGGAACTGAATAACAACAACAATAATACAGAGGAGGAATAATTATGTCGGAGATTATTTGTAACAATACAACAACATTTCTTGCAAGACGATTGTTTGATAATGGCGAGTCTTTGGTGTGCAAGGATGATACGTACAAGAGAGTCGGAACGATTGAAGGTTTAATAACCACACTGACGATTACTGGAAGAGATAAGAATATATATTCTTTCCGTATCATAGACGAACAACATCAACCTTATAAAAACTTGACTAAGGTAATATACAATAGATTGGCAGGCGAGCAAAAAGACTTTATAAGCTCGATTGGTCAGATATTTTTAGACAAGCAGGGTTATTGGGTTATGTTCGAGGATTGTAGTTACCCTTATAACCACACAACGTTGGAGTTTCATAAGATTGGTATTTACTCATAAAACGGAAAAAGTTATGGCATTCTTAATAGCAATTTGGTTAATCGGCACATTGTTCGATTGCGCCATGGGCAGAAATAAAGATTAAAATTTCTGCCCTACACACAATATAATGACGCATATTGCGTTATCTTTTGAAAATAATATAAATATCAAACAGCCCTACGCAGCACGGTCAAGCGGATTTTTATGAAAGAACTTAATGTTTTCGACCTTGACAACGACAAGATGTTCAGTCGCAAGGCTTTGAGAAAGATACTTCGTCAAAATGAAGACAATTTGGAGCAGCGTAATATATGGCAGCTCATAGAAACGTTTGGATTTCCGAAACCTATCTACCGATATGCAGATAACGAGGTCTATGACGATAACGAAAATACGTATTCTAAAGCAGTAGAGCATTTTTTCGGTAAGTTTCATCCGGAATGTGCAGAGAAAGCCAAGGAAGGCGATGTTCAATACAGACTGCTTTCATGCGGTGCAGACATCTGTGCAGCGATGTTTGTTTGCGAAGATGGTATTATACAAGAAAGCTTCTGTTTTTGGATTGACGTTTTTTCTTTGCCTGATGATTTTAATTGGTCGTTAGGTGCTCTTGAACTTTTTTGCTAATCATTTCAGCCCTCGCCATCACGGATAAGGTATAAGATATGAAAAATATCTATGGAAAGACAGTATATCCCAAATACGAGATAGCTCTTAAACAGCACGTAAAAGGTAGCGTGGAAGACGATTACGAAAGTGTAGAGTTCGATGGAGCAGACAACTATAGAGAGGCTGTCAAAATGGCTAAGAAGTATTCGTTAGATATTGGCTCTGGGAACATTCGTTATAAAGAATCAGCATCATTAGATGCGGGTCTTGCGCAAGTAACCATAATCTGTTACTATTCAAACGATATATCAGATTATAATGAGGTGTGGCAAGAAGAATACATAAACGGAAAGAAAACAAAAAGATATTAAGCCCTCGACATCACGGTTAAGTCACTATAAATGAAAAAGGTTTTAATGTTTATGGCAATTATGATTGCAGCTTTCTCTATGGTGGCTTGCAGTAGTGATAGCCGTGAAGATGAAGTACCAGACAATCCGCAAGATAAAAAAACGACTTTGGCGAATTACGAAGGAGTATGGGAAAACGGAAACGATGATATGTTTTTTAGTGTGACTTCTGACGGATATGTATTATATAATCTATGGGAATGTATGCTTGGAAGAGGAAATGGAACGCTAAGAAATGATACTCTTATCGTAAAGAATGAATATTCTAGAAGAACAGATTCTTTGGTGCTTTACAAACCTGTCGAAGACCAATTAGCGATTAGAGGTAAAGTGTTTGGTAAGGACACAGGCAAGGCATACAATGCTAATGGTTTGTATTTTAGTCTCAACAAAGAAAAAGTGCCAATAACATCCTTCGCTGGCGATTATTGGACTACACCAGGTGGTCTAAATGCTTATTTTGGTAGTTTTGATGAAAAATATATAGTCTTAAACGATTATATATTCCAAAGACAAATAAGCTACAAGTCTGGTCGTTATGAAACACGTGAATATTATTATGTTCCAAGAGAAATAAATTCAAAATTAGGAACACGGAGATTATATTATGCAGGATATAAAGATGATGAAGTGGTGCATTATGATTATTTTCCATCAAGATAATTATTCACCAACATATATAACATCATGTTTTTGTACTTAATCATTATCCTTGCTGTATATGGTGCAATCTGTATATTCAAGGGTAAGTAGAATTTGGCTGGCTCATTCGTTTGGGTCAGCCTATTTTGTGGAATATGACGCAAAAACTATCGCACCGATAAATCATACCAACAGACTATTTTAACCGATTACAGAAGAAATTTTCACTATCTCTTTGAGTTCTCAGATATTTTACCTATCATTGCAATGAATTTATCATCTTGGAACTCATATATCTATCTCAGCCCTGCCGTTGGTGCTCAATGGTGGGGCTTTACTTTCGCATTTCTTTTATACCTATCATATATCGCCCTGCATCATCATTTTTTGGTGGTGTGGGGCATTTTTTGTGTTAATTAAACCTTAGAAAGGTTAAAGTCACAAATACCCGAAAAGCCTATTAAATATATATTATCCATATTTATCCACAATAAAGCAAGTTAATGAAAAATCAGCTAATTTGGTGGTTTGCAGGAATTTATGTACTTTTGCAGCGCTTGTTAGGAGTAACGCACTAAACAGCGGACATATTAAGTATAATTGAGTGATTGTTCACTTCCCTATACGAAACCCTATCCGGAGTTCGGAGCGTTACACGAACAAAGGATAGGGTTTTCACTTTCCCTATTCTTTTTCGAGAGTAAGCAAGTAGTCTTGGTGGCTTGTCGGCTAAATACACTCGGCTACACAGACTTAAAACCCACGTCACAAGAGGTGCATGGTGACACCGCAGGAACTGAAGGCAGAAGGCGGGCAGGGCGGGGCGTACCCCGAAAGCTGCTTAGGTTAAGTGCTGTACGATTTGGCAACTGACCCGACCGAAGGGGCTCATTATACTGGGTTCATGTAACTTCGAGTGGAATATTCCTTCCAAGCTCTCATCGTTTCAATGAATGATGGGGGTAAGGGGGAGAACCACTTCCTCAGAGGTCTATTGCCTGTTTCATATAACCTTTTTATAAGGAACAATATTAATTATAAATCATTAAATATAGGGAAGATGATTACAAATTAAGTTAAGTAATGAAGAAATCAATTGGAAACTTTTTGTCGAGCAAAGAATAAAATATTCTGAGAAGTACTTGCAATTAGTTTGAACGTTAAATAATTAAATATAAAACAGAATAATATGTTTGGAGAAGAAAGAATCACTCGTAAGTGCGTAATTACGTTCACGGGGGAGGCCGTCCGAAAACTTAATTAGGGAAGCAAACAACTGAATTGAGCATTTTTCTTTTGCTCTTTATAGTTAATTAACCCTGTATCTTCTTGATTCTCAATTATTTTATGTATCTTTGTATTAAAATACAAGAAAGATATGGCATATAAAAAAGGTCAAGATAGACGACAGAGGGTTCTTTTCCCTGATTGCATTGACGAGTATGTAGAGGCTGACGCCCCTGTTCGCTTGTTCGATGCTTTTGTCGATAATCTCAAAATGGATGAACTGGGATTCGTCCGCAGTACTCCTGCAGAGACAGGTACTCCTGGATATGATCCTCGCGATCTCCTCAAACTCTATATTTATGGTTACTTCTATCAGGTACGTTCCTCTCGCAAACTTGCTCGTGAGTGCAAGTGTAATGTAGAGGTAATGTGGCTGCTCAACAAGTTGACTCCTGACTTTCGTACAATCTCCGATTTCCGTAAGGACAACAAGAAGGCTATTACTAAAGTTTTTAAAGAGTTCAACAAGTTTTGTATGGGACTGAAGCTCTTTTCCAAGTCGTACATCTCTATTGATGGAAGCAAGTTTAAGGCTGTAAATGCTAAAGACAACAACCTTACTCTAAGCAAACTCGATGACCGAATCAAGCGTCTTGATGAACATATTTCAATCTATATGGAAGAACTTGAAGCATACGATCATGAGGAAGGACGCAGACTCTCTAAAGATGAGTTGCAACGTAAGCTTGGTGTTTGCAAGGAGCGCAAGGAACGCTATGAGGGATACCGTGATACACTTGAAAAAAGTGGTGAAAGCCAGATTTCCTTAACAGATCCTGATTCCCGATTAATGAAAGCCAACGAAGGCTTTTGTGTCGGTTATAATGTGCAAACTGCAGTTGATGCGGAGAGCCATATGATAGCAGGCTTCCAGGTAACCAACAGTCCAACAGACCATGGTCAGCTTACAAGCGTAGCATCTGAGGTGAAAGCCGATTATGGTGTTGACGTTCTAGAATCTACTGCAGACAAGGGGTACGAGTGTCCAGAGGATCATGCAGATGCATTGGCTAATGGTATCGTACCAAATGTCATCCAACGTGATGGCTGCTGCACAGAGCAGATTCAGTTTGACTATAACGAAGCTACCATAACTGACGAACAAAAGTCAAGTACTAATCCAGAAGATTTGAAGGCATGTCTTGAAGCTGCAGTCATACCGGAAGCCTACAAGGATTTTTTAACCGATGCACAGATTGTAGAGGTCAAGGAGTACACTTCTGATGTAGTAGAGTCTGCTGTACTGAAGATGACTCCCGAGCAGATGCGTGCCAAGGCTCTTGAAGGATACTTCGTGAGGGATGCCGAACGCAATCTTGTCTATTGTCCGCAAGGAGAAATCCTGAGGCAAAAGTCTATCAAAAGAAACGGTATGATCCGCTACTGCAACAAGCTTGCATGTAAAAAATGCAAGTGCAAGTGTACCATCCAGAAATTTAAGGAGGCAGACTTCAACAAAGACACCTTGATAAAGGCAACTGAAGCAAAACGCAAGCAACTCAAAGAAGAGAATAAAGACAAGCCAAAACCTCCAAGAATGAAGGTTGTGAAGAAGGTTGTCCGTTACGTTTTGCATCTAGACCAGAACAAGATGGACAATCGCAAATGCCTCTCCGAGCATCCTTTCGGAACCATGAAGCGAGCACTTGGGCAATACTACTTTTTACTGAAAGGTAAACTGAAAGTAACTGCTGAGATGGGTCTCTTTTGCCTATCTTATAACCTTCGTCGTGCCATATCTCTCAAAGGTGTACCTGCTTTGATTGCTTCTCTTGGATAATGACCTGTAGGGAATCATATACCATCGAAAAACACGCTCTATTAGTGTTCATATCGGCCTTTTTAAGCCCTTATGACGAATTGTTTAACATAAACTAAAATTTTAAGATGAAAAAAGATATGCCCTTAGAAGGGCTTAGGTGGAGTCGTGATAGCGGTTCTGCCCTCTATGATACACCCCCAAACGGCCGTTCTCGGACGGGCTGGGGGGGGATAAAGTAGTAGGCACACTATCAATGCCGAAACCGAAAAAAGCTATGTTTCCAGAGAAAATGGAACGTAACTTTATCAAGAGCTTTAATGAGTCGCAGCCTAATGCAAACAAGGCTGTTAGTGTTCATATTTTAAGAAATTGATATATGGAAGAGATAAAAGGTATTCTTACTACTACATTAAAAACATTTAACGACACTCGCAACGAATATGAGAGTGTATGTATCAAGAAAGAACTTGGAGTAGTTGTTGCTATAGACAACGAAAACGAGTTCAAAGGTGTATTCTCAAAGTATGGCGAAGTGGATATTTTCAAGCAGTTGCTTTCGCAAGAAGTAAGCCGCCATTATACGAAATTCAAAGCGTTCCCTGCTGAATCATTGATTCCATACAAGGATTGTGGAGATATTATCTTTGATTTCATAGAGGTTACTTACGGAAAGATGTATGACGGTTATGTTTATGTTGCTCACTACAACTTTGCAAGTACCGCATCTTAATTAATAATATTGAATATGATGACAGCAGGGGATAAAATTAATATTATGGCTCAGATTGCAACATTGAAGGAGATTGCCATGACTATAAGGGAAAGACAATCGCCAACATTATTCAGCAGTTAGAGCTGAGATTGGCAGATTCAAATCTGAAACAATTAAAGAGTTAGTAATATGGCTAGAATCACAAGAAACAAAGCTGCCGAGATACTAGGATTATCTAGACAGACTATTAGTAACTACATCGAGCAAGGTCTCATTGGCAGTTGTGTAGGCGAGCATGGTATCTTGTATGTAAATAGTGAGGACGTTGAGAAATACGCCGAGAAGTACAAGATGCTTGCTGCCAACGAAAAGATGATAGATGATAAGCTCAAAGAAGTTGAAGCACACAAGCGTGCAATAAACGTTGAACTTACCGAGTTGAGAAACAGAACGACCGCAAACGGCAAACTGGCTGCAAACGCTGTTGGTATGCTTTTTGGCGTAATAAACGCTATGTCGTATCTTGACATCACTCCAAAACTTGGCTATCGTGAATCTAAGATGTTGAAGGACATCATTAATGGAATGACGTATGATGAGCTATCAATCAAGTATGGCATATCAGCAACTAGAATCAGACAGATTGTAGAGAAGACGTGCAATAAGCTGACGTACAACGAGGATGCCGCCATTGCCGAGATTGCTACAAATCAAGATTTGAGAATCGTGATTGATGGTTTAAAGAAGAAACTAAAAGCAACACAAGCTAGTTATGATGAATACAGACGTGCAAAAGGCGATACTCCTATCGGTGGAACAATACTTCCACCATTAATACTTGGTAAAGATGTAAACGACTGTGGCTTTCCTGTTCGCATTCTGAATATGTTCAGATGGTGCGACGTATATACCGTAGGCGATTTACTCCGTAAATTCCATGGTAAGTCTGATTTGGATAAGATTAGAAATCTCGGCAAAAAGAGCATTTGGATTATCCTCGACTTTATCGAAGAGAACAATCTTAGTTTCAAACAGAATGGAGAAAGTGATGAGGATTTCTATATTCGTCTCAACAACAATTTATCGAATAAAAAACATGAAGAAAATGATTAAGAAGTGTTTCGGGTGGTTCGATGTTTACTATGCCGAAATGTTATTAGGTGTTACGTTTGCAATATCCAACGCTTGTATTGGCAGTTGGAATATTGTATTAGTTTGGATTGCATTCGCATTCAGTTGGGGAATATTCAAACTGATAATAAGCGTGGAGAACAGAAGATACAAAGCTCTTATTAACCTCTCGAAGAAAATACAGAGTAATGAGAAAAAAGCTGTTCAGAATATGGTGTGGTTTTGCGATGAGCTGCACCTTGAAATGCAGCGTCATAGACTGACAGCAATACAAGGTATGAAGTATAAGAATAAGGCTGAGTTTATGCAGCGTAAGAAGAGCCTTACACAATACCTAAAGTATTCTGATGCGATTGATAACCTCTACGAGCAAGAAGTTGAACGCTTGCATAAAATGAAGAAAGAAATTGAAAAGAAAAATAATGATAGAAAAGACAAAGGAACTGACTCTGAAACAGAGACTGCAAAATCTGAGTGAAGAACAAACACCATTCTTTCACTCGCTTACACCATTCGCCGCAGGATTTACACAAGGTTTCAATTACGAAAAGAAACGTCTTGTTGCTGCATTGGTGAATAACTCGGAAGTCACAAAGGACTTCATCAACGAGCCTATCAGCGTACCAATAAGCGATAGTATTCTGTTTATGCACGCATTCATTGACGGCTCTGTTGACTATCGCAAGAAGATAGAAACTATTCTATCGGATAAATAGCAAGAAAGGGAGGTTCGTAGCCTCCCTTTTTATTTGCCCTTTTAATTGTAATAATTATAAATCTGTATCTTCTAAATCTTTGTTAAGGTAATCAATAACCTTTCTGTTGGCTTCATCAATCTTCTTTGTATCATATTTAATGTAGGTTGATGTTACCGCATTATCCCACATCGCATGACCTAATGCCCTGCCTATAACTTCCATCGGTATATCAATCTCGCTTGCTAGCGTTGCCCACGTATGGCGATTATAGTAGGTTGAAAGGTAAGGGAACATCGGTTCTTTACTATATTCTCTGAATTTACCTAACCTTTTAAGTCTGAAATTCAAATTGCTCTCAAAGTGTTTGAGATTGAACTTACTGTTGTCCTTATACTTTAAAAGGTATTTCTTACCTTTGTATCGCTTGATAATCTCCAACGCCTCTGGTTCTACCTTTATATCATACAATCGTCCTGTCTTGTTACGCTTGTAGCATATTCTGCCGCCACGAAGGTCTGTTGGCTTCAAATCGAGAAGGTCTGATATATTGATGCCAATCAAATAGAAACCTAGCATGAACAAATCCCTTGATTCACGTTGAGGGTTAGTGTGGAACTTTGCATCACGCAACTGTCTCATCTGTTCTAGAGATAGACAACGCTTTCTTGTTTCCTCATGCGGAAGTACGTACTTACGGAATGGGAATAGGGTTGTTATCTCATTATCAATTGCCCAATTGAATGTTGCCTTGATATTTCTCAAATCAATATGAACTCCGTTAGGCATTCGTCCTCTATCATATTCATGCTTCACAAACTTATCGAGCCAGTCTCTAGTGATGGTATCAAATGTACACTTAGCATCAAAATTTCTAATTCTGATGATAGTCACATCATACACTCTCTTCGTGCCAGCTTTCAAATTCTTGGAATCCGCACACATCTGCATATAGTCGAGGAAATTCTTCTCAGCTACCTTGCCACCCTTTATAATCTCTTTCAGATGGCTTTTTAGCATCGGAACGTCCTCACCCTTGTGCAGCAGTATATAGTCTTCCACGTTTGAATATAGCTCTGCCAGTCGCTTAGTCTTTGCCTTTGCAGACTTGTCTGAACGAGGGAATACCATACCATCGAACTTCTCTGTCGATTGCAATCCTGTGTATATATAGAATCTCTTACACTTATGAGTGATGGAGAAATACACCTTATATGTCTTGTCTTCAACGTAAACCTTCATAATTCTATCTCCTATTAGCTTGCATATTACTTGCAAAGTCTATCAGTTTTTATCATATTTACGGGGTTTTTCGGGCATTTTTTACTTTATATTTTACTCGTTAAATCTCGTAAAGTATTGATACTCAGTGTGAATGCTTATCGCGTTAAGTGAAGCTCAATCGGCTCACCATTTTTTGGGGTATATCCACCCCTCACACATATAGTGTTTACTGATAGTTTCTTTGTTTTCATATTGTGTTAAAATTATACCTTACTTGCATATTACTTGCATTCCTACTTCTTTGCAAGCAAATCCATTAGCTGCTTGATTTGAGCATCCTTGCTCTCTACTTGCTTGCGCAGGTCTTCAATCTGTTCTTTCAGCAACTCTACTTCTTTCGAATCATTATTGCTAACAATCTGTTTATTGTGATGGGCATTATCCTCGTTCACCATATTTATATTAGGTGTTCTGTCTTTACCGAAAACCCAGTCACTTGGACTAACGGCAGCTTTATCATCAAACATTTCGCCATCAGAATTTACTAGCCATTCTTTTCTCAGACCTAGATTGTAGCAAATCTTTTGAATATCATTCTTGGTGAAAGAATACTTTGTATTACTTTCGCTCATCTTTTTATTAAGATTAGCTTGGTTTATGTCTATCACCTTGCAAAACTGAGACATCGACTTGAATTTACTTATATCGAAGCAAAACTTTAAGTTCTTCGCAATATCATTCATAATTCTTAAAATCTGTTTAGAAATTACACATTATGCGCCACCTTTCGTAAATAAAGGTTAAATAACCAAGAATGACAAAACTTTCTCTTCAAAAAGTTTGGTTATTTGAGGTTATTTCCGTACCTTTGCAATCGTTAATCAGTTACAACACTGATAGACGAAAAAGGTGGGACGGAGTTCAAAACACCGTCTAAGCTATTTATCCACTGCAAAGATAGTTATTTAACTTCGTTCCACCAAACTTTTTTGGTTAAATATAGTTATTTGAAGAGAAATAATGAAGATAGAATATAATCAGGAAGAGGTTCGTCAGAGGGTTGCAAAGGTTATAGAGTTGGGCAACTACAAGTCCACAAGGTCGTTTTCGATTGATGTTGGTCTCGATTGCTCTAACCTATCAAAGATGCTAAGAGGTAAGCAGAATTTTACCAAGGCAGCTATGATGGCTATTTGCTCTAACCTAAAGGTTGATTTACAATGGCTCGCCTACGGAAAAGGTGATGCACCTGTAATGATAGGTCAGATAGATGACGCAACACAATTACGAATCGAAAAGGCAAGACTTGAAGAACGAGTACAATGCCTAGAAAACGAAAAAGCATTTCTGCAAAGGATGCTTGAAAAGTAATAGGAGAATAATAAAATGGCAACACCGAAGAAGAAAGTAGTGGTCGAAAAGATTGCTAAGAAATGGCTATCAACTGATGAAGCTGCATCATACATAGGTATGGGAAAGTCGTTCATCGTTGAATTGAGAAAGAGCGGAAAGCTACCACACTGCATGATAGGTCACTCTGCATTCTTCCTCGCAAGCGATATAGATAATCTGCTTGAAAGCCATCGTGTATATTAGAGTTCTGTTGTTTAATATCACCAAGTGTGGTGGATGGGCGAGTTTTTAACTATTTCTTTTATATGCTCGCCCAATATGGTTTCATAGCTCAGATGGTTAGAGCGGTCGGCTGTTAACCGATAGGTCGTAGGTTCGAATCCTGCTGAAACCGCAATTCTTTTAGAATCAGATTATCACTACAAGTGATGAAACTGAAAGCTAGAGAAGAGTTCTTTGACATATTGACGCACAGAATATAGTATGCGTGGAAAAGAAGTAGCCGGAGAGCATCAATGGATGCCGTGACCTGGCGAAAAGGACGCACGACATACGAAAAACTAGTCAGTAACAGATATTACATAGACTATACCGATGAACTATGCTGAAACATCAGCACAAGCAAAGGGCATAATATAGGTCTGTATCGTTTGCTATGTAGTATTCTAGTCGAAGTATGTATTATTGCCATCTTACGTGTAAGATATTTATAATATGTATGGAGTGTCATACGGAACGTCAATGCTAGCTGTATCGGGAATACGGAAACGATTAATATCGTGGCATTCACAAACGACAGAAAGTTCCATGGTTTTAGATACATAAAACAGCAGGGTATGGTGTAAGTGGTATTCTTGCACACCTCGCACAATAGATGATACCTCTTTTTATCGTGTGAGATAGTGGCGGTTCGATTCCGCCTCCCTGCACAAATTTTCAATTATTATTAGATAGTACAACGTTTATTACGAATATAGAAGTCTAGCTAACTCTGAACAGAGTTAAGTCAAAGAATGAGACTTAAACACTACTTAAAGTAGAGATTACTTTCTCAATACTTTAATTAAATAACAACAAAGAGATGTTTAGTGTAAACGGAAGCACGTCATACAACTTGAAGATACCGTTCTTATCGTATGGAAGTGTTGGTTCGAATCCGACAATATCTCCAAAGTTCTAAATGTTTTTGCATAAATATTTTATTTGATTACTTGTTTGTTTATATTTTAATTAACAAAATTTGAATTTGAATTTGACAATGATGGCAATGCAGTCTGTCTGTGAAGATAGGCTGCACAAATCGCAGGTTGGAGCAGTGGTAGCTCGCTAGGTTCATGTCCTAGAGGTCGCAGATTCGAATTCTGCACCTGCAACACTCATTTTTTTGGTTATAAGGTTATAAGGTAAAGTTAATTAGTTTTCTAAATTTTAGCATCAAGTTCGTGAGAATATGATGCTTCTGGTTCTATGGTGTAACGGTAGCACAAGAGATTTTGGTTCTCTTAGAGATTGTTCGATTCAGTCTGGAACTACTCAATATCAATACATTTTTTATTATTAATTATCTTTCATACTTGTATGACAGCTTGTGAAAGTAGTTGTACTTTATTTGGAATCGGCACTTTTTAAGTGCTTTGTTTACTTAAATAATTTATTTTTTCTCAACTGCTTGGGATAAGTCGTTGAGTTTTGCCCTTAAAGCAATTAGGTAATGCGCTACATACGTAGATTTAATGCTCCGACCAGTATGTAGAGAAGATGGCTCGATACCATCTAAGGGCGCATTTTTACTTTGTCATAAATGATTAAATTTTAAAATTAGGCTGTTTTTCCTTGGCGGTCAGATTATTAAGTTAGTCTGCCGCCAAGGTTTTTTACGAAAAGAACATGAAGATTATATATAGTATAAAGGTTCACAGAGACCACTTGAAAACGCTGCAAGGTCTGAAATGCTTGCAGTCTGTTGATGTCGGTGAAGATGGCAAGTCAATTACTTGTCAGTTCAAAGACAACAAGACTAGAGGTTGTCTGATTGCTCATACAAATGATTGGCTTGTTGAATTTGCGACAGGAGAATGGCAGAAGTTCGGTGATGCTGCTTACCAACAACTAGTTTGGAATCCGAGTAACGTATCTAAAGAATATTAGCTATGGCTGCTGCTAGGGTTATTCAACACAAGTACACATCGAAAGATGGTACTGAGTACGATAGTAAAGAAGAATATCTGTATCACCAAATTCTTCTTGCTGATAAAAGAGTTTCTTGTATTCATAGACAAGTGAAACTCAGCATATTCAAATCCATTTATATGATTGTTCCGAAACAACTCAAAACAAAGGTTCGGTACGATAAAAGACTGATGGTTAGCGGTCATAGCTATAAACCAGACTTTATATTTTGGGAAGACGGAAAATTGATTGTATGTGATGTGAAATCTAAGTACACCCATTCTCTCAGGGAGTTCAGAATAACTGCCAAGGGGTGTATCAATAAGATTGTTGTACACAACAAGAAACGTCATAATGGTAAGCCGTTTGTGGTTTTTCGTGAAGCTATCCATATCAAGAAGAATGATTGGAAGATAATCGACTACCCACCTGACGGAAATAGTTATTGTGAGATTTAATTTCATTCATAATTTATTTAAAATTTATAGTTAGTTATGTAAACCGCCCCTACGCTGACTAAGGTTGCCGTAGAATAGGATGTGGAGTTGCTCTTTGGGCAAGAGTATGAATCGAAAACGCACCAAGAGGAAATAAAACCTCTCGTAAGTTTGGCATGTGGTGTGTTTTTAGAAACGTAGGAGACGAAGCATCCTTTTAAAAACAGTTTAATTATATGAATACAAAAGAATTAGACGGTTATCTGAAATTTCTTTCTGAGAAACAGACTGCCGTTCAAGAAAGCGGTTTTGATGTTGAGGATAGCGATTTGAGTCCTCAACTATTCCCATTTCAGAAGTATTGTGTTAAGCGAGCATTGAAAGTTGGTCGATTTGCGATGTTTGAGGACTGTGGATTGGGAAAGACGTACCAGCAATTAGAGTGGGCACAACAAGTGGTTAACCACATTAATAAACCTGTTCTTATTCTTGCACCATTGGGCGTTATAGGTCAGACAATCAAAGAAGGAGTTCATTTCGGTTACAAAGTAAATGAAATTGCTCTTACGACATTCGACCAAGACTTGGATGCTGGTATCTATATTACCAACTATGATAATATGGATAACATTGATGCTTATCTGTTTGGGGGGGTCGTTCTTGATGAGAGTTCAATATTGAAGAACTTTGCAGGTAAGACAAGAACCGCTCTTATTGAGGACTTCAAGAATACACCTTATAAGTTGTGTTGTACCGCAACTCCTTCTCCAAACGATACTACCGAGCTTTGTAATCATGCAGAGTTCTTGAATATTATGACAAGAAACGAAATGCTTGCGATGTATTTTGTACATGATGGCGGTTCTACATCTGATTGGAGACTGAAAGGTCATGCGCAACAAGACTTCTGGGATTTCGTTTCTACTTGGGCAGTCATGCTCAGTAAACCATCTGATATTGGTTTTAGCGATGATGGATATATTCTTCCACCGATGAATGTTATTGAAGATTACATCGTTACCGAGAAGAAAGATAACGGTGCTCTCTTTAATGATATGGCTGTGTCTGCAACGGATTTCCATAAAGAGCTTAGAAGAACTATCAAGCAACGTCTTGAAAGAGTTGCTGAGATTGTTAATGGTTCTTCTGAGAATTGGATTATCTGGATTGGGCAAGATGAGGAAGGCAAGGTTCTTCGTGAACTGATTCCCGATGCAGTTGAGGTTAAAGGTAGTGATAGCAAGCAATACAAGAAAGATAAGTTGCTCGGATTTGCTAACAACGAGTTTAGGGTGCTTGTCACTAAGTTGAAGATTGCATCATTCGGTCTTAACTATCAGAACTGCCGTAATCAGATGTTTGCTTCACTTGATTTTTCATTTGAAGCTACCTATCAAGGTATCAGACGTTCATATCGTTTCGGTCAGAAAGATGAGGTAAATATCCACATCATTACTCTTGATACGATGCAGAACGTGAAATCATCATTCGAGGAAAAGCAAAAGCAGTTCCTCGAAATGCAGAAGTCTATGACCGAGGCTATGTGTCGTAACATCAATAATCAGATAAAGTTAAAGAAGATGGAAGTTGACAACAAGTATCAATCAAAAGACTGTGACATTCGCCTAGGCGATTGCGTACAGCTCATTCAGAATGTTCCCGATGAGAGTATTGGATTCTCTATTTTCTCTCCACCATTTGCGGAACTTTACACATATTCCGATAAGTTGGAAGATATGGGTAATTCAAAGGACTATAAGGAGTTTTTTACTGCCTTCAAATATCTTGTTAAAGAACTATACAGAGTTCTTTGGAGCGGTCGTAACGTTGCCGTTCATTGCATGGACTTGCCTATCCAAAAAGGTAAGGAAGGATATATCGGTCTTCGTGACTTCTCAGGTATGATTCTTGAAGCATTTCAAGAAGTAGGCTTCATCTATCACTCAAGAGTAACGATTTGGAAGAATCCTGTAACTGAAATGCAGAGAACAAAGGCACTCGGTCTTCTCCATAAGCAAGTAAAGAAAGATGCGGCTATGAGCCGTGTCGGAATCCCTGACTATCTTATGGTATTCCGTAAGGAAGGCGAGCATGAACACCCAGTTCATTGTGATATATCTGTTGATACTTGGCAAAAGTACGCCTCGCCAGTGTGGATGGATATTGATTATTCTAAAACACTTAATGGTATTAAGGGTCGTGACGAGAATGACGAGAAGCATATCTGTCCATTACAACTTGAAACAATCGAGCGAGCAATAACTCTTTGGAGTAACAAGGGTGATAAGGTTCTTACACCATTCCTTGGAATCGGTTCTGAGGTTTATCAGTCAATTAAGATGGGTCGCTTTGGTGTCGGCTTTGAATTAAAGGATAGTTACTTTAATGAAGCTGTAAAGAATTGTAAAGCTGCCGAGGCTGATACAAATGCACCTACATTGTTCGATATGTAGTTTTTCATTTGCCCTTATATATGCTCACGTGAATCGGTGCGGTGGAACTTGCGTGAGGTTCACTTTGTAATAGTCTGAGCACTGCACCGATTATTCTTTGGATATTATTTTCTTTCATAACCAAGCCCAACCGATGATAGTGTTCCTTGGGCAAGAACGATAATGGTACGACACTGCTAGAAATAGTAGCACTCTTGAAATTTGGTGGCTATCATCGGTACTTTAGATGTCTTTAGAGTAGGTCAATGTTTAACGAGCCAAGGCAGTTCCGACCGACCATCGGGAAATAGTCAATACAATCCTTGTAGGATTCATCACTTAAATTTTGCCAACTGCCGAGGCTCATTTTTTTCAAAGTATGGGAGGTGTATAATGGCGAGATTAACGATTGAAGAATTAAAGAAAGACCCATTGACAAAAGGCGATTTTGAGCGTATAAAAATTATGGGATTAGACCCAAATGAGCCTTGGGCGTTAGTTTGTAAGATATTGGATTTTTGTGACGATGGTTACTTTAATATGAGAGCTTTGAATCTATTCTCCATATATGTAACTGGTTACTTCGATTGTTATCGTAGATTAAATTCTGAAAAGATAGAAAAGATTAAAAAAGTTTTTTGATAATGAAAGGTATGTATTATATATGTTATCTTGTTGCTATGCTTGTTCTTGTAGTTGCTGCCGAGATAATCAACTTCGCAAGCAAGACTGTATGCGGAAAGAAAGTTATAACGAGGTTTGAATTATGATTGATAAGAATAGTGAGAAATATAAAAACCTGATAGACTGCGGATATTCGGAAGAAATGATAGACGCAGCCTATAAGTACGCAGACAAGAATGTTGCGTATGGTGGAAGTGACGGCTATGATGATGCGCTTGCTTATGTAATAGCTTTGGCATTCATCGGAGGATATAACCATGCAAAAGACAACGTTATTAAAAAGCTAGGACTATGAGTATAATTTTATTTGCGCTTGCTGCAACCGCTCTTATGTTTGCAGTTGTTGGCGCAATAGCGATGATGCTAGGTCTGGATAAAGAAGATTAGCAAAATGAGAAGTGAATCAAGACGCAGCCAGCTCGACCACGAAAGATATATGAGAAATCGTGAAGAAAGACTGCAAAAGCAAAGAGATTATTACAGAGATAATACTGAACTTTGCAAGGCTAGCGTAAAGCGATGCAAAAAGAAAAGAGTAGAAAGAGAAAGATTATTATTGTTTAATTAAATATGTAGCTATTATGGCAAAAGACAAAATTAAGTTGGTTTTTGAGATTGACCGTTTTAAGGTTATCGGTTGTGTCGCACGTAACTGTGAGACAAAGGAAGAGTACGATGAATTGGTGAAAATCATCAATGATACTGATGAGGTTGTTCGTGATGACGCAGAAATTGAGAAGACAAATTGTGTGCTGATTCTCGACAAGTTGTTGCACGACAACGAGAATTTGGCTCTTCGCAAACGTTTGGAAAGCGAGGATGAAACACTCCACAATGGCGAAGGTGACGGTGATGGTAACGGCAACGTAAAGTGCATCGAAATCAAAGGCGAGGTTGCCAAGGACTTATTCGATAAGCTTGCGTCTTTGGTAGAAGAAGGAAAGGATGGTGAGTAATGAGAAGTAGCGTTGTAAATATCAGAGGTGATACAGAAATATGGAAGGATATTCCTGGATATGAAAAATTGTATAAGATTTCATCTAATGGTATTGTAAGAAGTTATGATAAAATTGTAAGAAACGGAAAATACAACCAAAATAGAGTAATTTTGGGAAGGAATCTAAAATATACTCTAGCAAGAGGTGGCTATTATACGGTAGGGTTGACAAAAGATAGAAAGCAAAAAGTTTACTTTGTACATAGGCTTGTAGCTATGACCTTTATAGATAACCCTAATAACTATCCAATAATTAATCATAAAAATTCGGTACGAACGGATAATAGAGTTTCTAATTTAGAGTGGTGTACCTATTCTTACAATACCCTTTATTCTTTTCGGGAAATGGGAAGACAGCCTGTGAACAAAGGAGAAAGAGGAGCAAAAAGCCCTTTATCGAAAGAGATATATCAAATTGATATACAAACAGGTAATGTTGTAAAAACGTTTATTGGAACGTATGACGCAAGTGCAAAAACAAATATTTGCAGGAGCGATATTATTCGTTGCGCAAATGGAAAAGCTAAAAGCGCAGGCGGGTTCAAATGGCAATATAAATAAAATTTAAAATAAAAAATATGAGAATTAGAACAGGTACTTGGTTTAAAACCAAAGTTAAATATCAGAAGACCATGGAAGATGGTTCAGAAAAAGTCGTTTCTGAGGCTTATGTTGTGGATGCCTTGAGCTTCACTGAGGCAGAGAGTGCAATCATCGATGAGATGTCGGTTTATGCAAGCGGCGAGTTGAAGGTCAGCAACCTTGGCAAAGCTAGCTATAATGAGATTTTCTTCTCTGATGTTGACGATGATGATAAATTTTATACTTGCAAGTTGCAATTCATAACCATTGATGAGAAGAGTGAAAAGGAGAAGCGTTCTAACGTAACTTATCTGGTTCAGGCTAAGTCGTTGGCACGTGCTCTTCGATATGTTGATGAGGTGATGGGCAAGACAATGATTGATTACGACATTGTAGGTCTCAACGAAACAAAGGTCTTCGATGTATTCGAACATCACGCTCCATCTTCCGAAAATAAAGAGGAAAAGAATGAGTAGAATCGACAAACTTATAGCATCTATGCCGTCAAAAATGGCTAATGCAGTAATCCATCAACGCAAGTTACATGCTTGCTTGATGGAACTTACTGCAAACAAGTCAAGAGAAGTGGCGGCTAGAGCTATTTTCTTGAATTACCAAGATGGTGATGGCAGAAAGTTAGGTACAATTCCACATTATTACGAAAGACCTACAACTACTGGTTCGGTAATGGTGGAGACGTACTTTAGTTATATTGATAGAGTTCACTAATTTAAATCTATACAAATGGATATAGAACAGTTAAATAAAACGCCTCATAATCAGATTTGCGACTTGGCAAGAGATAAGTTTATTGAGGTGTACAATCAGAAGTTCGGAGAGGGTGGAGAAGTGTTCTTTGAAGAACAGAAGGCTCTGTTTAACAATGAGCTTCTCAACGGCTCATTTAAGGGTTATCTCGAAAAAGCTACATCGTTGAATATTCACGATGCTTTCATGAACTTGGCGATTAACGGATTGTCTCTCGAAAAGGGAACTACGACACTCTGTTATCTTATGGGCTATAGCAACTACGACAAGAACACCAGACAATCAACTTATACGGCTAAGATTACATATACAGGATATGGTGAGATTCTTCTTCGTCAAAGGGCTGGGCAGATTCTTCGTTGTGACAACCCTGTAGTGGTATATGATTGCGATGATTTCCGCTTCGGTGAGCGTGACGGTCATAAATTTGTTGATTATGTGAAGACTTATCCACGACCAGCAAATTCACGTATCGTTGCTTGTTACGTGAAGATTATCCTTCCAAACAATTCTTACGATTACTTCGTTCTTGACCGTGAAGGTATCGACCGATTGCGTGAATATTCTGCTAAATTTGGCGGTCAAGACCACAAGGCTAACGCTCTATATGGCGGTTGTTATAATGGTAATGATGGTAAAATGTACTTCAAGGATATTGATACAGGATTCCTTATCTCTAAGACTTGTAAGCATGCGTTTAAGACTTATCCTAAGTTACCTGTCGGTCTTGGCGGTATGTTGCAAGCTGATGTTGACAGCCAACCTCAACAACAGCAACAACAAGAAGCTTTTGGTGCTTCGCAAGCTGAGACACAGAAAAATGGTGTTAAGGCAAAGGTTGACGATGATTCTCCATTTTAATTTATAAAGTATGGCTGAAAATACAGAATTGCAGTTGGTACAACAACAAGCCAACAATATTACAAGACAGATTGCAACGCTCAAATCCGATACAGAAAATGCGGTGCAAGCCAACAGAAAATCTTATGAGGCATGTGTTCAGGCAGGTGAATCTCTTCTGGCTGATATTAGTGCGTCTGGTATGAATGATGCTCTTGACGAGAAAGCTGCTGAATTTATCAAGAAGGCTAAACTGACAGAGAAAGCAATGACGGAGAAACGTAAGGGTGTTACCCAAGTGTTCGATATTGTCCGTAAAGGATTTACGATGATGGAGAGTCTTATCTCTGCCAAGAATACAGATTCTGTTGTCTATAAGATTCAGGAGAAGCGCAATGAGTATGCTGCCTACAAGCTAGAACAGCAGAGGAAAGCAGAGCAAGAACGCTTGCGACAAGAGCGAATTAAGGAGGCTAAGATTAAGTTGAAGACTGATACTATTGATACGCTCAACAATCTTCTTACTGAGCATTCTTCTGCTGCTATCAACTCACTTAATAATACGTTCTCTCTTCTCACCCTTGATAACAAGGATGAAGTTAAGAAACGTATTACAGAGTGCTCTGATGTTCTTGACCTCGGACATCTGTTCGTTAATAACAAGCCTTCATATTCTTCTGAAATTGAAGAGAATGATGCAAAGGATATTATGAATGGCGCATACAAGGAAATTTCCGCATCGTTGCTTGCGTCTTATAAGCAGACTGTCACTACAACACGTGATGAACTCCTCATGAAGTTTGATTCTAAGATTGCTGAACTTCTTGAAATCAAGAAGGCAGAAGAGGAACGCAAACGTAAGGAAGAGGAAGCACGTAAGGCAGAAGAGGAACGCAAACGCAAGGAAGAGAAAGCACGTAAGGCTGCCGAGGAAGAGCGCAAAAAGCAAGAAGAAATCCAACGCATCAAAGATGAAGAGGAGCGCAAGCGCAAGGAAGCTGAACTGAAAGCTGCCGAAGAAGAACGTAAGCGTAAAGAAGCAGAATTAAAAGCTGCCGAGGAGGAACGCAAACGTAAGGAAGCAGAGGCTGCCGCACTAGAGGCTGAACGTAAGGCTAAAGAAGAGGCGGTTCGCAAGGCTGATGAGGCTGCAAAGGAAGAGCAACAGCGCAAGCTTGCGGCAGAGCAAGAGAAACGTGATGCAGAGAATGCAGCCCAGCACGCTACCGCACAGGCTCAGTCACTCTTCGCTCAGACTTCTGTTGGCAACACAAGTAAGCAGAAAATAAAGGTCACAAAACGTCTTGTCGTTACTGACAAAAACGCTTGGCTCGATATTATTCAGCAGTGGTGGACGATTGAGGGTTCTTCTATGTCACCTGACAAACTTGCTTCTAAGTTGGAGTTTATGCGCAAGGCTTGCGAGAAACATGCTAACAATGAGGAAGAGTATATCGTTTCTCCTTATATTAAATATGAGGATGAAGTAACAGCTAAGTAATATGGCAGAGCAACCGTTTGACCCTTATTATTCACGTGGTGAGGTTTCCAACTCAGACCTCACCGCATTGAAGTTCGCTCTTAACCCACAGCTTAACTTCGTTAAGGAATCAGACAAGAAAAAGGCATTCCATCTTGGAACTCTCGTTGATGCTCTCGTTACTGAACCAGAAAAGTGTAATCATTACGCTATGACGGTTGATGATGAGAAATATACAGAGAAGGATTGGAAATGGGGATTAGATAGACTTGCAGTTTTAAAGAAGCAAGCAACAAAGGACAGATTTCTTGATTTTGTTCTAAAGAATGCGGTCGGTCAGAAAACATTCATCAATCCACACATGAAGATGGAATATCAAGGCTTCGAGTTTGAACTGCCTGTACGATGTAAGTTCGACTGGTGGCTTGGCGAGTTTGGTGGAGACTTGAAGACTACCGCAGCTACGTCACAAGAACAATTTGAAGCTCAGATTGATTTCGTGGACTGGGATAGAAGCCGTGCATGGTATATGGACTTGACGCACAGCATTGACCCTAGATACGGAAATCAAGACTTTATCTTTGCAGTTTCAAAGACTAAGAAGAAAGTATTCTACAAGAAGATTGAGCGTGGTGATGAGTTGTACTTGCGTGGTAGGGAGAAGGCACTTGAATGGGCTTTCAGAATGTGGTGTTTATTATAATTATTATTATGTCAGATAAACCAAAATTATACGATTATCAAGAAGAGGGTGTACGCATGGAACTCGCTATGAAACGTTGCATAAATGGTGACGATATGGGAACTGGCAAGACGGTTCAATCTATCGTTGCCATTGAACGTGCAAAAGCGACTCCTTGCTTGGTTATTTGCCCTGCTGCCCTCAAAGTTAATTGGGAACGTGAAATCAAGAAATTCACAAATCTTCGTCCGCTTATCCTTACGGATTCTGTAAACGCAACATACGGCTATCATCTTACTAAGATGGATTTGTATGATGTGGTTATATGCAATTACGAGTCTCTTGCTAAATATTTCGTTGTATCACTCGGAGAAAAGCCGTTAAAGCTTAAAAATTTCATTTTTAGGAATGAGGTCGATATTCTGAAATCGGTCATTATTGACGAGTCCGCAAGAGTTAAAGACCCAACGACAAGGCAGTCAAAAATAATAATGGGTATTTGCCAAGGTAAGGAATATATCTACGAGCTGACTGGTACGCCTGTGGTTAACCATGCTACTGATATGGCTTGCCAGTTGGCTATTCTTGGTAGAATTGATGAATTTGGCGGATATGGCGAGTTCTGTAATAGATATGGAGAAAACGAGAATCTCGAAGAGCTTAATCAAAAGATTCACGAAACATGTTACTTCCGTAGGGAAAAGAAAGATGTGCTCAAAGATTTGCCTGAACTAACAAGAACAACAATTAGTGTTGCTCTTGATTCTGAAACACAAGAAGAGTATGATACTTGTCAGAAAGACTTGCTTACATTCCTTCTTGAATATAAGAATTGTTCTGAGGATGAAGCTAGAAAAAAGCTACGAATGAAGGCATTAGTTAAATTTATGAATCTTCGTTCTATATCAGGAAAGGGAAAGATGAAAGCAACAATCGAGTTCCTACATGATACGGAAGAACAGATAATTGTGTTTGCAGAACATCGTGATGTTGTTGATGCAATCAAAAAGGAGTTTCCTAATGAGGTATGTTCCGTTACTGGCTCTGATAATCAGCAGCAGAAACAATGGGCTATTGATTCTTTTCAAGCTAAGAAAAAGAGAATAATCATCTGTTCCATTAAGGCTGCTGGTGTAGGATTAACTCTTACGGCTTCATCGAATGTCGTATTCACGGAGCTACCTTGGACGATGGCAGACTTATCTCAGTGTGAATGCCGTGCTTATCGTAACGGACAGAAGAATGCGGTTACATCGTGGATTCTTATGGGTGCAAATACCATCGACAGTTATCTTTATAGCTTGATTATGAAGAAAGGTTCTATAGCATCAAAGGTTACTGGTGAGCAAGATTCCGCTATCAAGGATGTTGCCTACTTTGACGAGTTGGCTGATTTGGTTTTACAAAATTCTTTAAATAAAAAATAATGGAAATTCAAGGAAAAGTTATTGCCGTTTTATCTGAAAGAAGCGGCGTTTCTGCAAGAGGCGAGTGGAAGTCTCAGACCTATGTAATAGAAACACAAGAGCAATATCCTAAGAAGATGGCTTTTGATGTTTTTGGAGCGGATAGAATTGCTAGTTTTGGCATTCATTCTGGCGAGGTTATTAACGTTAGCTTTGATATTGACGCACATGAATATCAGGGCAGATATTTTAATCAGATTCGTGCTTGGAATGTTACTAAGGTGTCACAACAAGCTACTGCACAAGCACCAGCAGGGGTAGCACAACCATCTGCACCTTACACTCCACCTGAACAGCAGTCAGCACATCAACAAGCACTGCAACGAGGAAACTCTGATGACCTTCCCTTCTAGTGTAGAATTAATCAAACGAGCATTCAACGCTTATGTGGTTCAATCTGAAAAATGTGTTTGAACTTGAAAAGTTTAGAGAAAAAGTAACCGAGTTGGAGAATAAATGTGCTATGGTAGAACTGAAAGAGAAGCGTGGGCGTTCCTTAAATCAGAATGCCTACCTTCATTTACTTCTATCAGCATTTGCTCTTCAATACGGCTACACTCTAGACGAAGTTAAGACACATTACTATAAACTGGTAGTGAACAAAGATATATTCCTCAGAGAAGGGATTGATAAATTTACAGGAGAATGCTATAAGTATCTTCGTTCTTCTGCTGACCTTACGAAAGACGAAATGAGTAAATCAATTTCTGATTTCAAATTGTGGGCAAAAGAAGAGGCTGGTTTTGATTTTCCCGACTCTGATGAATATATCGCACTACTGCATATTCAGCATGATATTCAGAAAAACGAGCAATACTTGCAGTAGTATTGTGTAACATACAATTTTAAATACAATGGATTCTTTTAAGATTAGCAAAGAACAATATTGTGATTTAATGAAACTTGATAGGACAAATGCCGTAAACTTGTTTGTTTATCTTCTCGCAAATGCAGACGATAACGGAACATTGATTGTTAGCATCCGCAAGATTTCGAGTGAACTATGTATTGGAGTGCAAACCGTAAGAACGTTGCTTAAACATTGGTATATAACACACATACTAACACACCAAGTAACACACCAAGGTAGCGTAATAACTATTTGTGATATAAAAAGTTACAAAGGTAGGAAACGTGCTGCTAACACATCAAGTAACACACTTGCTAACACACAAAAAACTATCGAGGAACGAAAGAAAGATTTCGCAGAAAGTTTGAAACCTCACCTCGAAAAGTACGGAAAGGATATGTTGAATGATTTCTATCGGTACTGGACAGAAATAAATGATGGTGGAAAAAAGATGCGGTTTGAAATGGAGAAAGTGTTTCAAATTGCAAGCAGATTGGTTACGTGGAGCAATAACAATAAATATCATTATAAGAATACCAACAGTCTTCCTGTTGGTATGAATTTGCAGAATAGTAAAGATAAAGATTACACAAAAGGGCTTGATAGATGGAACAAATAGATAGCGAATATTTCAAGAACCTTGTATCTCAGATGCGAGATACTGGTTATCCGCAAGAAATTGACAGAGTACAAATAAGCATTCCTAATGCAGAGAAACGTTTGCGTGGCGGCTTGCAGTATGTTGTTAATATGAAGTCTGGATGTAATGCCGAATGGAACGAACGCAATTACCGACCTATTGTTGATTGGATGACAGACAACAAAGGAAAAGGTTTATTGATGTTCGGCGGTTGCGGATTAGGTAAGTCGGTAATCGGAATGTATATCCTTCCTCTTCTTATTAAAGATGTACATAAAAAGGTGGTAAATATCTTTAGCGCACAAGAGTTGAACCAAAAGATTGATGAAATTCTCAAACTTCATATTATCTATATTGATGATATTGGTACAGAGGATAATCTTAACTCTTATGGCAACAAGCGTATGCCATTTGCTGAACTTTGTGACGCTGCTGAAAAGAAGGGGAAATTGCTTATCCTTACCACTAACCTCAGTATTGACGAGCTTACTGAGAGATATGGAGATAGAGTTGTGGATAGACTGATAGCAACAACAAAAGCAGTTCCTTTTACAGGTGATTCTTTGAGAAAGTAATTATGGCAGACGTAAGTAAAATGGCAGAGGAATGGCTCAGTGAGCACCCTAATGCGACACCAAAAGAAATATGGTTAGCTGGTTATTGGAAATCTACCGATAACTGGTGCAACCGAACCAAGTAAATTCTAGAATTGAAAACGAATTAATATATAGATAAATATGAGTCATTTTTTAACATTGGTAATTGGCGATGAGCCAGATAAACAACTCGCCAAGTATGATGAAAATCTAGAGCTGCCTATGCATTTATACATGACTAAAGAGCAGCTTATTAGTGAAAAACGTAAGGAGATTGAGGAATACAAAAAGAATTACTATGATGTGTTCCTACAAGATAAAGATGCATATCTTGCCAACTGTTGCAAGGAACATGCAGATTATATCGAGAACGAATTTCCAAAGCATCTTAACTGGACGGACGAACAGATGTATGAGGATGCCGTGAAATATTATCGTATGGATATAGATGAAGGAAGCGAGGATATTGAGATACATGAGGACGGCAGCGTTTGGCGCACCTATAATAATGATGCCAAATGGGATTGGTATCAAATGGGAGGCAGATATGCTGGAAGACTTCAATTAAAGGATATATCAATGGATGCTCCATTATTCTATCCAGAATTTGCTCCTACATTCTATTCAAGAGAAGGCATTAACTATTTCAAAAAATTAAAGGCAGAAGGTCGTTGCGACCAAGCTCGCATTAAGGATATATCCAATGTAGAAGAAATATCAGTATTCGCTGTTGTTAAGGATGGGAAATGGTATGAGCGTGGCAAAATGGGTTGGTTTGCCGTAGTATCAGACGAAAAAGACAAAGATGCATGGAGCGAAGAAGTGAAACAACTTCTTGCATCACTTCCTCCTGACACTCTTCTAACGATGTATGATTGCCACATATAATCATTAACAAAAAAATATTTAAAAATGACGCAGACAGAACGTATTGAGAACGCAACCACCAAGCAAGCGGTAGTGTTCATAGGAGTTTATTCTTGGGTTATCCTGAGAAATATAGGAAGAGCAATCAATAAGGCAGTTCACAAGCTGCCCTGGTTGTTCATCGTGGTAACGATAGTAATATCGTTTATCGTTAGCTTCGTCTTTATATCTAAGGCAAGGGCAGAGCGAGATAGCTATAATCAGAAGCTAGTACACGCAACACAGCAGCTTGATAGCTTCTATGCTGCATACGGAAACATTAAATCAAAGTAATATGGACGGAATGGTAATCAATAATTTGTCTGCACAAGCAACTACAGAATGCGGACTGTTACAACAAGAACTTCTTAAATCGTTTGTTGAGGCTGAAAAACAAAACGGTATTACAGAAAGCCTAATGAAAAGATTGGCATCCAAAAAGATAGATGCAATATCAGATATGTATGGAAACGTACATGTTACCAATGATAAATTTGGCGAGTGTGGTAGCGACTTTTACATTGATGCAACCGCTGATAGAATTACGTTGTCTCTAAAATATTACGTTTATAGGATTCCATTGGACGGATTATCTAATCATGATAAAAGAATTGCTAAACTTTATAATAAACATGTGTACAGTTACGATACAGCCAATAATGTATCATCTGGTTTTAAGACATTTCGACCTTGGGGTGGTCTTACAGGTAGTTGCGATTGGAGTTACTCTATTGATGATATTCTCAAAAGTGATTTTCTAACAGAAGGCATTAGTGTTGATAATGCAATAGGTGGTGTGTTTAAAGTCTTTCTTAAATAGTATGCAGACAAATTGGACTCCAAATGATTCGTGTGTACTCGCAGGTATTCCTCTTGCAGTTCCATCGAAAGAACAGATAAGCAAACTCTACATGCTTTTCTACTCTATGTTAGGCGGCTTTGCTAAAATTGTCAAGTCTAACATAGATGAAACATTTAAACTGGTATCGGAAGATGAAAAGCTATTTAAGTTTGACGTAAAGAGAAGAATGACAGAAGCGAAGGAATTTTCAGATGAACTGATTGACTTATTCAAAGAACGAATGAAAGCTGACGGCATGTCTGAGATATGGGATAAGCTTACTTTTATCATCAAGTTCAATCTACAAGATGATGTAAGGAAATGTTATTATGCGTTAGATAACCAATTTTCAAAGTATCATATCGAAAGGCATAAGATGTACACGATGACTGTTATGTCTGGAATATTGAGCGGAATGCTTGAATCTTCTGTTTCTGCATTTAAAAAGACAATGGATGAATATAATGGTTCTTGGGCAACAAATATAGCCGAATACTTTATTATCCCAATTAAGGGTGTTCATTCTCGTATGCGTAATGCAGTGGAAGCTATATATCCTGAATCTGTAGATAAGAAAGTGTTTTCAGAGTGCCCTGACAAACTCTCTCTCGGATTCGAAATCATCGGTAAAAAGGTGCTTGATTATAAACGCGCAGAAAAAGCACTCGCGAATGCTTGTATATTCAGTGGTCTTAATCTTGATATAAACGGAATTATCGTAGATGGAGAAGACGCACAAGATAACACTGGCACTCCTTGGAATGAAGCTCAATTAAGAGCATTAAAAACAGGTTACCCAGACTCCTCTAACAAAGATATTGCTAGAATAGTTGGCAGAAGCGTTTACGCAGTCGCTAAGAAAGCTAAGAAACTCGGGTTGAAGAAATCTGAGGAATACCTTAGAGAAACTAGAATAGCTAACTTAAAACGTAAGAAAAATGAAAAAGATTCCAACGCTGTACACAAAGAACAGTAAAGGTCGCTATCAGGAATACAAGATTCCTGACCTTGATATATCGAAGACTTTCTATAGAAAGATAAATGGAAAGTATGAACCTACGAATATGCTCTTGTATGATTCCATAGAAGAGGGTGTATGGGTAGTTACTCGACAGTCTTCAATAACTAACATTATTCGTGCAGATTACCTTCGTGAGAGTTTCCACCTTGACAAGGCTGCCGACATTGAGCGTTTCCCTCTGTCAAAGATGGGACACATCAAGAAGGTTGCAGAACGTATCATTGATGAGCTGAGACTTGGTAATACAGACTCTAGAGCTATGACAAATCACGAACTTGTCAATTTAGTTGTCGGGCTTGTCTATAAATACAATGATGAGGTTTAATTATGGAAGATTTACCTATTGGCGCAGAAGTCGTGTTAAAGGTTGTTGAGACCAAGGAAGCTGATTGTACTGGTTGCTTCTTTGATGAAATTGCAAACATTATCAATATAGAAACGTGTAATCGAATCAAGTGCGCATCAAATGAGCGTAAAGACGGAAAGAATGTTCAATTCAAAAGAATAAAGTAATATGGCTACAGCAAATTTTGAAATTGGGAATAAAGAATTTGAGGTACGTTTCATACCTGAATCAGGTTATCCTCCAACAAAGAATGAACGTGGTTCTTCATTGATTGAGTATGATGTAACGACATACAAGGATAATCAGCCAATGATGAAGAAGTTCAATCAAAAGAAACGTGTTTATTTCGACCTTGAAGGTAATGTTTACAAGAGTAAACAGAGTAATAAGGTATGGTTTAATCTTTATAAAGCAAGTTTATGGTTATGAAAGAAAAGATAAACATAGCGAAAATCCTAAAGGATAAGCCGCGAGGAACTAAGCTGTATTCTTCCGCTTGTGGAAAATGTGAGTTGAAAGAAGCAGACGATAAAATTTTTAAAGTATCTTTCTATAGTTCGAAGTCTGGCTTTATGATTGGTGGAGAAGGTACTTTTGATAAAAATGGCAACTTGTATGATGACGGAGAATGTATTGTTTTTCCATCAAAGGAAATGCGAGACTGGTCTAAGTTCGCATGGAAGAGGGGCGATGTACTTATTAGTGATTGTGGATTTGTGTGCATCTTCAAAGAATGGGCATCTGATGACTATACAAGGTTCAACGGATGTTATTTTGATGGCATGCCAAATGCAGAAACGGCTAAGTATAGCAAGTTAGATAACAATACTGCCTATGGTTATATAAGAGAGATTGAGAATAGATGTGGCGGTAAGTTAAACATTGAAACTTTGGAAATTGAAAAGCAGACTGAGTTCAAGGATGGGGATATAGTGATGTATGGAAAATCAGCAGCAATATGCCGAAAGATTTATAAGCATACCCTTAGTTTCTATGTTTCTCTAAATGAAATGGTTGGATTATTGTTTGCCGATGAGGTGGAATCATCTGAAGAGTATAGATTTGCTACAGAAGAAGAGAAACAGCAGCTCTTTGATGCTCTCGAAAAGGAAGGCAAGGCTTGGGATGCTGAGAAGAAACAGATTGTGGATTTGAAGCCAAAGGTAGAGCTGAAACCATTCGATAATGTGTTGGTTAGACATCAAAAAACTGAGGAATGGCGTGCAAATATATTTAGCCATACAGATAAGACAGATGAATATCTTGACTATGTATGTGTTAATGGTAGATGGGAGTTCTGCATCCCTTACGAAGGCAACGAATCATTGTTAGGTACAACTAAAGACGTGGAGGGATAGATATGATTAGAGACGATGCAAAAATAATTATGACATCAACTGGTATAGTAGATGAAGCACTTTCTGATGAGTATCTTGAAAAACTTAATGAAGAAGCTCGTCTATACCGAGGTAATGACCATATTCCAGAGAGTCTTTATCATCCTAGTGGCAAGGAAAGCCGTAGAACTAGAAGAATGTTAGAACTTAGAAAAAGAAAGGGTAGATTATGATAGACGATAAGAGAATAGAATCTGCAAAGGAAGAAATCTATGAAGATAGATTTCTGTTAAATGGTGAAGAAATAGTCTTCGATAATGATGCTAAAGAGGAAATGTTCTACAAAGAGGACATCAAAGAAGCTATTGGGCTAGGTGCTAAGTGGGGTATCAATGAGCTATTGAAGGAATTATTTCACCCTGCTAGCGAAGTTCCTCGAAATGATAACGGTAAGATTCTCGCATTCTCAAAAGTTAATAGTAATATGAACGCTATGTTAAATGAAACTGCTTGCTACACATATCAAGGAAAGCAGGAAGTTAGAGTTATAGAATATACTTTTACTGATTTGGCATTCGTGGAAGACTTACTTGATTTAATCAAGAAAGGAGGCAACCATGATTAAGACAGTTACTATGTACTCTGTCGTTTGTGACAGATGTGGAAAGACCTTCATTGATGAGTTTAATGGCATTGTGGCTTGGTTGGACGAAGGAACTGCAAAAGAGCAAGCAATGGAAAGCGAATGGGCAGAGATAGGCAATAAACACTACTGCCCAGATTGCTATGAGTTTGACGATGAGTTAGATGAGTACGTTCCTAAAAAGAAAGGAGGAAGCAATGAAAGAGCTTAAAGATTTGGTGGCTGGTGATGATGTTCTAGTTATAGGTAGGTATTATAGACGTATCGCCAAGGTTGATAAAGTGACAAAGACTCAAATTATTGCTAATAACACTAGATTTAGGAGAGATTCTGGCTGGCAATATGGTGGCGATAGCTGGAATAGGAAAAGTATATCTGTTCCTACAGAAAAGGAAATATCAGATATTAAAGAAGAGAATCTTCGTAATAATCTCGTCTACGCTATCAGTTCTTTTGATTTCAAACGCTTATCAACAGATGAGTTAAAACAAGTGTACAATATTGTAAAAGGCAAAGAAAAATGAAAAAGAATAAACACTCATTAAAGATAAGTCGTAGCTACTTTGGCGAAACTACCCTTGATGGTTATCCTATAGCTACATATTCAAATGATGAATTGAATATTCTAAAGAACCTGCTAGAAAGGGTTCTGTGTGAAGTAAATGGATATATTCATCTTTAGAAAAGTAAAGCGTATGGCACAGAAAGAATTTAGGAAACCACCTCGTTATATGGTGGGTGATATAGTTTATAGTCACGGATTTATTTGTATTGTCTGTAGCATCTATCCGTTCAATATAGATTATTCTTACGACTTGAAAGTTATTGATGGGCAAAGCTTGGGCAAAATTTGTCAAAATGATATTATGCACGTTCATATTTGGGAAGAGTTTCTTAAAAAGAATGGATGGACATGTTATCGCTCTGAAGGAGAATGTTTTGGGCATAGGTGGTATAAACACCAAGAATACCCTTTCACTTTGCGATATAATAATTTCTTGGGAATTATCGGAGTATCTTTCAATGACGGAAAAGACGATACTGTTATGATAAAATGTGTAGATGAACTCCAACATATTCTTTTTGGCTTGCAATTAGATAGCAATTTAAAAATATAAGCGTATGTATTTTGAATATAGAATAGTCAAAATTGAGAAAGGTTTGTTTCTCATCGAATATAAGACCGCTCCTTATGGAGTTTGGCATGAAGTAAAAAACAAACAGTTCAAGACTAAGCCAAAGGCAGAAGCTTGGGCTAGAAAGAACTTAGTTTAATGAAGTAAAGCGTATGGATAAGTATAAATTGCATAACGATAAGTGTGACGGCTCAAAGTGCTGGGTTTGTCAATTCACTTGGTGTTGTGATAAGTATAATCATCATAAAAAGTAAAGCGTATGGAATATGAAGATTATAAAAGAGCAAAACAGTTACAAGAAGAAACACTCCCAGCTTTTGAAAGATTAAAAAAAGCTGTTTCTGTTGGCACGCTTGACAAGAAAGCAATAAAAGAAATTGGAGATTCTTTTGCAAACGCTATGTTTTATGAAAATGATTTTGCAGATTCTCTTGAAGAATTTATTGATGGGTGGGCTGTAAAATTTAAAGAGGAATTTAATAAATTGTAGGTTAACCGCCTACGGACATAATTTTAAAGATATGACAAAAGAAGAATTAAAAGTAAAGGTTGCCAAGCAACTAAGCATTATCGATGATGCTAACAATGAGATTTGCTCTTACGTAAATGATTACATCGAAAGTCTTCCATACAAAGTTGGAGACAAAGTTAGCTGCTCCAGATGTGATGTTTGTTGGATTTCAAACATTATTCCAATGAAAGGTTATAAAGGTTATACTGGCGAGATTGATGTAAGAATCAACCCTGCTAAGAAAGATGGCACTCGCTCCAATAGAGAGTTTGTACTATGGAGTATGGAAATTGATAGTATCAAGAAGATTGATTAATCAGATAGTAATATGGATAAAAAGGTATTTGAAAGAGCAGACAAATTAAATCACTTTCTTACAGCACACAAAGAAACTATTAATTTGTATTGCAACTATTCTAATGGCTGCAACTACAATGATATGTCGTATGTTCTGAAAGAAATTGATGCTATAAATCCCGAATTATCTAAGGATATTAAAAAGGCTGTTCAAAAATCTTTTGATAGTATTCAAAAAGAGTTTGATGAGCTTTAGCAACTAACCACCCTCTCCTGCAACAGGGAGAGGGTAAAAAGAAGAGAATATGTTAAAAAGGAGTGAATTTAAAAGAGGAGAATTTCTTGTAACAAGTGATGGAAATATATTTATCCATGATGGTTATATAAATGGTGATGGATATGGATGTTTGATTGGTATGGATTCCAACGGCGATATTCAAAAGCAAAGTGATTGGGGAAACTTTATGCGCTATCCAATAGACCATATAGCATCAGATAAAGAAATAGACATCCTTATGCGAAAAATAATGGATGCAAAGCATATTACAAATTACTAATTATCATCCTATCCTTGGTAACAGGGAGAGGGTAAAAAGAAGAGACTATGATTAGATTTGAATATCGAACCTATTGTAACGAGTATAAGATAATAAAGGTAAGCAGAAAAGCTTATATTATTGAATACATAGATTACAATCATCCTTGCTGGATGGTTAAAGAACATAAGTTCAAGTCTAGGTTAAAAGCGGAGAAACATATTAAAAAACATTTTATTATGGAGGATAAGCAATGAGCAAAGAAAAAGCTATTGAGAAAATACAATATGCTGCAATGCAAGTTGCTTCTGTATATGCTTGCTCTGTTATCTTTGATGAAAAGACAAAGGTAATAGAAGGCAGACAGAAAGAACTTGAAAAAGCAATTGTCAATTTGCATGATGCACTTAAAGAGTTGGATGATGTGTAAGAAATGATATTTAATCAAAGTGATTATGGATAAGAAGAAAGTTGAAGAGCTGATAGAGAAAACTATCCGTTTTACAAAAGTTACAGATGATGACTACATACAAGGAAATGTAAAAAGCCACATCATAAACACATTGCAGGTAGCCTTGAAGGAAATCTCCAAGTCTGACTGGGTATCTGTTGAGGATGAATTACCTCCTTATGATAAGGTAGTTTGGGTAACAAGTAAGATGTCACCTGATAATGTTTTTAAAAACAGAAGAGTGGAAAGCACTACCGTCCCAAAAGATGATAATGACTTCATCATCTTATGGGAAGGGAGAATGGCTCGTATCACTCATTGGAAACCTATTAAGAAATTGGAGGACTGAGTATGATACAAAAACAGACATGGAAGGACGAAATCAGAATTTTAATAACTGATGAAGAAAATCTTGGTTCTGTTCAAATAGGCATTCCGTTTTATGTTAGTAATATTTTCGGCAAAGCTGATGCTCTAATATATGCACTCTTTGTAGATAATAATCATAGAAGAAATGGTGTTGCAAAACGCCTATTACAACTAGCAGAACAGCAAGCTAAGTTGAATGGAGTGAAGACAATCGGATTGGAATATTTTAAAGATGAATCTGATAGATTTGTTCTAGATTGGTATCTCCGTAGTGGTTATAAACCATTTGATAAGAAAAGTAATTTATTAATTAAGAAATTATAGGATTGATTATGGACAGAAATCAAGCTAAAGAATTTTATCCTATCCTGCGAGCATTTACAGAAGGAAGAGTGATTGAGTGTAGAACCAAACCAAGTTTCATAGAAGGTACAGATGTTCCGAATGATTGGACGGAAATGAAAGAGATTGAGTTTTGGAATAATACAGAGTACCGAATTAAGTCAGAGCCAAAGTATCGCCCATTTAAGAACGCAGAAGAGTGCTGGCAAGAGATGTTGAAACATCAACCATTCGGGTGGCTAATGTCCCAAAATGGTGAGGTTAACAGCTTAATCATATTTATAGATAATGAAGGGATTGTTATTGGTGATAGAAATAATGGTGTGATTGGATTTGTCACTGCTACGGATTTGTTTAAAATAAAATTTGCCGATGGTACTCCATTCGGTGTAAAATTGGAGGAATAGTTATGGATAAAAACGTTTGTGATAATACATTAGTCTTTGGTAGCTGCTATGCTAGAAGCTGTATTGAAGTGCCTTCTTTGAAAGCAGGAAGAGCGAAATGGAAGGCTTTCTACAAAAAGTTTCCTTGGCTTAAAGGTCAACCTTTCTATCTTAGACGTTCATGCTTCTGGGATGGAGGTGAAAGAAATTTGAAGGCAATAAAGATAAAACTTAAAAAGATATAGTTATGGCATGGTTATGTGTAGATGAAAATGGTGAACATATTTTTTGTGAAGAACCATTAAGAGGACGTACTCAAAAGTACGTTTCCTTCTATAGAGAACATCTAATACGTCAACAATCAAGTAAGTTATAGTATGCAAATGCTGATGATATTGATGACGTAGGTTTTATAATATATGCAGAAGAAGGTATTGATTTACCTAAAGGCTCAATCAAGAAGCTCATTGGAAGAGAGTTGTCTTGGCAAGATGAACCAGTTGAACTTAAAGAAGAATAGCTTATGTATAGACCGATTACAATGTATCAGATTGTTTGCGATAGATGCGGAGAAGTATTTGGAGGTACAGATACTTGCTCTGCACTATTCAGTAACAAAGAAGTTGATATTGGTGACTACTCTGATTGGGAAATGATAGATGGCAAACACTATTGTCCCGATTGTTATGAAGTGGAGGTCATTGATGGAGTGTATAATGTTAAAGCAAAGGAGAAATAGGTATGGAAGTATTAAAAGACATAAGTCAGTTAACAAAAGGTTGCGGAGTGACATTTATTAAAAATGATAATTTCCACTTCTACGAGTACCTTATGGTACACCCTAATCGTGAAACCTATTATCTATTTATAGATAACTGGACGCAAGAGGTTGTACGAATACACGTCAGCGAACTCTTAAATGGAGATTACTATATAGGTAAATTTGATACTGTTTTCGTTAATAAAAAGATGATAGAATTTTATAAACGTATGATTCAGTGTCACGAAAATAGAATTAAAGAGAAGAGATTTTAAAGGAACTCATCGGAAGAGAATTATCGTGGAACGATTCATGTTAAAATTTAGAAAGACTATGAATAAAGTAGAAATGAAAAGAACACAACTATCAGAAAAGTTTGGTATAGATACAATTTGTAATCTTTTCTGTATGTTTGCACGTGGAAGAAGAAAAATTCCACCAGAAGCTTGCTATGACCCAAGAAGAGACATGGAGATAAGGGCACATTGCAGAGAAGCGGAAAACGCACTCGCTGCTCATCACAATATAAAATTGATAGATTAATTGTTATGACTAAACCTTACAGAATCAAGCATAAGGCTAGCGGGCTGTACTACCAGCCTGCAAGAAATCATAGTAATCTTGGTAAAAATGGCAAGGTGTATATGGCAAACAACTCGCCATTACTAGCAAATTATGGATATGATTATATATCTATTAGTGTTAGAAAAGGCACTAAGTTACATAATATTCTAGAAAAGTTAATGCCCTTAAAAGGCGTAAAACGTTCTTATGGTGCAGAAGTTTGTTATCGTGTTCCAAAGAGTGAATTTGAAAAAGAAGAATTATAGCGTATGAATATAGGAATTTTATATCTTTGTATGAGTTTTATCTACATCCTGCTTATTTGCTTGGATGGAGAAGATGTAAAACCGAAATGGAAACAATGGCTAGCTGACAAACTAGGCATCAAGCCAAAGATAGAGGTTAGATACATAAAGCCACAAGTCGTTAAGCTTCATTCAAGAGTTACAATGTCAAATTTTGAAATGCAATACTATTTCCGTGACAAATTTGGCATGGAGCAATTGAAGAGAAGAGCAATAGAAAGTGTGTATGATGAAATTCTTAAGGGAATGAAGGCAAATGGATTGGTTTCCATTTCGCAATATAAAGACATCTATATAAATAGCACAATTTATGAGGGGACATGTGAAATTTATAAAAACAAGTAGCTATGAAGAAGGAAACATTTGACTTCTCGGAGGCTCTGAGAAGAATGAAGGAGGGAAAGAAAGTGAGACGTAAGATTTTTGCGGACGGCACATACGCATACATTGATAAGAACTATATTGGTTCAGAGGCATTAATGTATAATAGCGTAGGAAGAGCTGCACCAGTTTTATGGTTACTTCCAGAGACTATTTTCGCAACAGACTGGGAGGAGGTGTAAGGATGGAAAAGAAAGTATTGACCCTCACCGTCAGCAAGCAATGGTTCGACATGATTGTGGCTGGCGAAAAGACAGAAGAATATCGGACGATTAAAGGTTACTGGACAGTTCGACTTTATGATGTTTTTGCAAAAAATCCTACGAAGTATTTGATGGATAAAAAGATAAGCGGAGATATTGATTATCTAAAACTGATGATACGTTGTAACCATTTTATCGCAAAACAATATACTCACGTCCTATTCATCAACGGATACCGAAAGGATAGCCCACGAATTGAGAAGGAGATTGAGAGTATCACCATCGGCAAGCCTAAAAAAGGTCTATGCCCCGACAAATGGCTTGATACCGAGTTTTTTATCATTAAATTCAAGTAGCGTATGACAAATAAAGAATTTTTTAATGCGTATCGTGGAGAACCTGTTCTTTATAAAGGTAATGATATTGGTGCATACGTGGCAGGGTATATTGAAGAAAAGTATATCATCCTTGGGTTTTATGATGACAAAGGATGTATTCTCGCTTTTAATACAGATGTGAATGTAGATGAGGTGTATGAATCATACCGATTCGCAAAATTGAATTATTTGGAAGTGATAAAACATCAGTAATATGGAAAAAGAAGAAAAATGTTGTGGTAACTGTCTTTGGATGGGATGCGAAGACATCTTAGGCAATGGATGGTGCTACAAAAAAGATTGCGAAACATCTTGTGATAAGGTTTGCAAGAAACATGAATTTTAAAGTTTAAATATTTAAATGGAAAATAACAATTTAACATTAGATGAGTATCAGCAGTTAGCTCTAGAGACTGCTATTTATCCTAACCCTATCATTTATCCTACATTGGGATTGACAGGTGAAGCTGGTGAAGTTTCCGATAAGGTTAAGAAAGTGTTGCGTGATAACAATTCTGTTTTTACAGATGAAAAGAAGTTGGAAATTGCTAAAGAGATTGGTGATGTACTATGGTATTGCGCAACCCTTTCTCACGATATTGGATTCAAACTTAGTGATATAGGAAAAATGAACTATGACAAACTTCACTCTCGCCAATTAAGAGGAAAGTTGCATGGTAGCGGTGATAACCGTTAGTTTATGGTATGGTACTCTAAAGTAAAAGGTCTTACAGAGAAAGTAATTGAGTTATATCCCACGATGTCTTCAAGGGAAATATCAGAGATTACAGGATTTGCCAAGACTACTATAATTCGGTGTGCTGCAAAGAATCATCTTAGGCACACCGAAGAAACACAAAAAAGAATAGATGAATATGTAAGACAGCGGAGGTCTTCTGGCAGAAAATCATACGATTATTCTAAACTGAGTAAGAAGATTACTCATACAAGAAAGATGGAATCGTGGCGTGTAAGAAGCGGTCTAGAACAAAATACAAAGTATAAAGTTCGTATCACTCCAAAACGCATACAAAATGCAATGTATCATCTTAGGCAAAAGTATGGTTATTTCTATGAAACTGTTGACAGAACTGAATTATATTACGATTCGCAAACAAGACGTGTAAAAAACGAGAATTACTATACTGAAAAGTATGGAATCTCTTTTATTCAGGCTGACGAATAACTTCTGTGCAGTATCTATATGTTTAGGGGTGGCTACACATCACGTGCGGTCACCCCTTTTTGTTTATAAATCAATAACCAAATAAAAACATTAGAAAAAACTAAGAACGTTTATGTAGTTTTAATTTCCAGTATATCCAGCCTAAAAATGCGAGAAGAGAGTGTAAACTAAACTGTGTCAAGCTACAATAAAAGTAGTTTAACACAGTTTTTATATTATGGACAACTTAGAAATTGATTACAAGAAAGCAGCTCAGCAGTTGCGTAGTGGTGAAGCCTTATTTGGCAAGGACGGAGCATTAGCTCCATTGTTAGAGCGTATTCTCAACTCAGCTCTCGAAGGTGAGATGGATGCTCATTTAAGTGAAGAGGAACGCTCTTCCGGCAACCGTCGTAATGGTAAGATGAGTAAGAAGGTTCAAACAAAATATGGTGAGGTCACTATAGAGACTCCTCGTGACCGAGACGGAACTTTCCAACCTGAGACCGTAAAGAAGCGTGAGACTATTCTTGCCAATGGCATGGCAGACCAGATTATTGAGATGTACGCCATGGGCACCAGCACACGTGACATCAGCAGCTACTTTGAGCGTGAGTTCAACACAACTCTATCAGCCGATACTATCAGCTCTATAACAGACCGTGTATTACCCGAAATCACCGCCTGGAAGTCTCGCATGCTCGATCCTGTATATGCCATTTGCTGGCTTGATGCTATCCATTATAAGGTAAAGGATGAGAATGGCAGAGCTGTCACACGAGCCATTTACAACATTCTTGGTATCAACAAGGAAGGCCAAAAAGAACTGTTAGGTATGTATGTGTCTAAGAGTGAAGGAGCTAACTTCTGGCTAGAAGTTCTTACGGATCTTCAGAACCGTGGTGTTCGAGACATCTTGATTTGTTGTATTGATGGTCTCAAAGGCTTCCCAGATGCCATCCAAAGCGTATTTCCTGAGAGTTCTGTGCAGCTCTGTATTGTCCATCAGATACGCAATTCTATCAAGTATGTTGGCAGTAAGCATCAAAAGGAGTTTATCAAGGATTTAAGAACAGTATATGGTGCAGTAAACAAAGACTCCGCTGCTGCTAATTTAGACCTGTTAGAGTCTAAGTGGGGAGAGATGTACCCAATTGTCATCAAGTCATGGCGTGACAATTGGGAACGTCTGACAGAGTATTTCCAATATACTCCAGCCATCCGTAAACTCATTTATACGACCAATACGGTTGAGGGGTATCACAGACAGGTAAGAAAGGTCACAAAGACTAAAGGGGTCTTTCCTACGGATAATTCTTTGGAGAAGCTTGTGTACTTAGCTTACCGCAACATCCGTAAGAAATGGACTATGCCACTGGCAAATTGGGGACAACTTTCTCAACAATTGGCAATAAAATTTGGAGATAGATTTAAAATTATGTAACTTTGCAGCCGAAAAGGCTTCCCTGCTGGGGGCATGCCCCCAGCAGGGAGTGGGAATGAAAGTTAAGAACAAGCCTTGACACAGTTTAAATTACACCCCCTGCGAGAACGCCTATAAAAAGACAAACTGATGCTATCTTACCTATATTCAAGAAAACTTTATCAGTCTTTGATAGTTGTTTCTCTACATATACTTTATCTTTCGATATTTTACTTATCACTGAGACTAATGAGTCACACTTGTTATGATATATCGCCGTACTATCCTTGTATTCTTTAAGACTAGAAATACTATCTCTCAGCGTTTGTACATATTCCTGTGATATTTCGTGATATTCGTAATGGAATCTATCTTCTCCAATTTTATTTCCATTTGCGTCATATTTCGAGGCTGTGCTGTCTCTTATATGCGTCTTCTCTTTTGTGGTGGACTTCACGGATTCCTTATGTGATGCTTTATAAGATTCCAACTCTTTAATAAGCTTTGCGTTAAAGAGTGAATCCCACTTAGCCTCGTTACGTTTATCAGTGATGTATGTCTGTTTTTCTATCACACGTTCTTTCGTATTACATCTACAGAACATTGATAGAATCAGCATTGCTACTGCAATAGCAATTAAAACCCTTGTTATCTTATCAATCAGTTTCATAAGCTACTGAATTACAATCGTTACTTTTTCCTTTTTATCCCAAGCTGTCTTCATGGTCTGAATGAGCTTGTTTGTCCAAAATCGAGAATCGCTAACCCATCCTTTCTTATCGTTTTTACCGATAAGAATACACCCCTCAGTATCTTTTGCAGAGTTACCGCTATGTATGCGTATTCCTTCAAATCCTTTGACATTCAGAAGTAATGGCAGCATTTTCTTGAATCTGTTAGAATAGGTATATACACATTCATAGCTGCCGCTTGGAATTGCAGTCTGCCCATATACCTTTTTCTTCTTGATTTCGTCCAAATCCATACTTTGGTTCAATCCTCTGTCTGTATCTTCAAGAGTATTGCATCCGAACAATTTGCCATTCACGTACAGACGGCTAATAGTATAGCCATCCTTTTTCCAAGCTCTATCAATTAGTACTTCCATTTTTGTTTTCCTCCTCTTTTTTATCAAACTCATTGTTGAGTCTGTCAATAATCGGTTTCCAATAGCTAGGCAATGCCTTCGCAAACTCAAACCTCAGAACATAATAAATAACTCTGAATGCAACATTCTTAGGGTATGCCTTAATGAGATTTTTAAACGAATTGCATATATACACATAGCAGAATATATACGTAAGCATCTTAATCACAAATAATGCTTCTGTATTGTCGTTGCAACTTACCATGATTCCATACATGACATACACAATAACAATATACAAGAGCATTTCTAAAAGTGCGTTCTTGAACTTCGATGCAGAAAAGTTCTTGCATCGTACAACACTCACGCCGTCAGCTCGCATACCGCAGAAAATATTGAAGCCAAAGGCGATAACCAACGCCAAAACGAAGCCTTCCGTTGGCGTTGCAAAGGCAAGTATAGCTGAAAATATAGTAACACCTATCTGCCGAATCTGCGAAGAATCTAATAAATCTATCATAATCTGTTATCCTGAATAATAAATAAAAATAAAGTTTCGGTCTTCTGATGCAAAGATAGCAAAAAAAACCGAAACTTCATTCAGAATAACGAAAAACTTTATACTTTTAAATCATGATACGGCAATTCTCCGTTATTTAAGAAAGAAATGCACTCATCGAAAATCTTACGTTCATAATCGAGCGCATTGATTTTAGGAAACCATTTCTTTATCTTTTCGTCATTGCGTTTTACCATTTCTCCCCAAAGGACACACCAGTCTTCGAGATTGATTTTATCATTCTTAACTTCGTGCCAATAGTCTTTCGCCACATCCTTTGTGTAGAGCTGGTTAATGAGACAAAGATGTAAGTCTGCCATTTCTTCATCAAAATGGCACTCGCCAATCTCACATTGAACTTGCTTCATCATATCAAGCATTACACCGTCATTCATTCCAACTTCGCAACAATCAGCCATTGTTGCAACACAATTCTTAATAGCCTGTATATCGTTGCTTGCCAATATGTTTTCAAATACCTTTTTCATAACCGTATGTTTTTAGTGTTACTTCAAGAAATACTCTCTGATGTCGTACACACCATCCTTGTCTTTCAATAAATCGAGTGCAAGGTGGTTGGCATACTTCACCAGATGTTCTGTATCAATCTCCTTAACATCTTCCTTGCCGAGTATCTTAGCAATTGTACATCCGTGGTCGCTTACAACCTGATTCATTGCAACGTACAAAGCATAATCGTTGTAGTAAGGCTTCTCCTCTGTCGCAAGTCCGAGACCAGTCATTGCGTTGAGCCACGTCTGCATATCCCAAGTTGCAGATGGATTCATACCGTTTGCAATCTCAGAAGCCTCCTTCTTGGTAAGATAGTTCTTCCATTTTATAGCGCAAAGCTTATCAAGATACTCTTGCGCAAGCTCTGGGTGCTTTGCTGCCATATCATTCATCATGCAGCGCATGGTGTCTCCAAATGTGTGCATGTACTTTACGTTTGTTGATGAAGCCATCATTCCGTACAGCTCATCAAACTTACTCATAATCTCTTTTGCTTCCATATCTTCTTTTATTTATGATTATTACTCTGCTGTTACCAGACTTCTCAACTCTTCAAAGTCATCCTTGGTGAAGCTGATACTCTTCTTGCTACCAAAGAGGATAGTCGTTATGATGTTGTCTGGTAAATCAATAGACAAGACACCGTCATCAATGCGACCTTTGATAAAGCCAAGGTCAAACTCATAGTTGCTTATATTCTCTAACATCTGCATGAGGTCTGAGAATATGGTATCAGCATCTATGTTGCCGTCTTCATCGGCGATGAATAGGGTAGCGTTGTCAATGCTCT